ATGAAACTTGTAGATTTATTCTGTGGCTGTGGAGGGATGTCCCTTGGCTTTCAAAAGGCTGGATTTGATGTGACTGCTGCTTATGACAAATGGGAACCAGCTGTAAAAATTTATAGAGCTAATTTTACTCATCCAATATTTGAGTACGATCTAAACAATGACGGTGTCATTGATGAGATAGGTTCAAGTCATCCTGATATAATAATTGGTGGTCCGCCATGTCAAGATTTCTCAATAGCAGGGCTTAGAAATTTAGGTGAACGAGCAAATCTGACAATAAGATACGCCGAAATTGTGACCAAGGTAAAACCTAAATGGTTTGTAATGGAAAACGTCTATAATATTGTAAAGATGCCAATTCTACCTAAAGCTATAGAAATTTTCAAAATGTCAGAATACGGTCTAACGTATAGAATCTTTGATGCCAGTTATTATGGAGTGCCACAAATGCGAAAACGATTCATAATGATAGGCTGTTTAGGTGAAAAAGATGGTTTCTTGGATTCGATCTTGGATAAACATAAAGCCAATAAGCCGATGAGTGTATTCGATTATTTGGGAACTTCATTGGGAACGGAGTTCTATTATATGCATCCGCGTAGTTATAATCGCAGAGCTGTGTTTAGTATTTACGAGCCGAGCGCAACAATACGCGGCGTAAATCGTCCTGTGCCAAGTAATTATAAGTCTCATCCAGCGGACAAAACTTCAGATTTATCAAAAGTTAGGGCATTATCATCTGCGGAAAGAGGGTTAATACAAACATTTCCTGCGGATTTCAAATGGGTTGGCAATAAATCTGATATAGAGCAAGCTATTGGTAACGCTGTGCCAGTTCGCCTTGCTGAGTATATTGGTAAAGCAATTTTGGAATATGAGGAGAAATGATGATGGATTATCAAGCATTAAAAGAACAACTTCAATTGATTTCGAGTCTCAAAGGACTGGAATACTTTGAGAAGTTTTTTGATGCTTGGGGATATCCGAGAGCGACATTTGACCGTATTAAGGCCAACGATGAGCATAGTATTCATAATGGTGTATATATATCAAAACAAGCATTTATTATGGATACAAATATTAGAAATCTTTATTCAGTGCTCGGTTCATTACAGAAAAATAATGTGGTCAGTTCTGATGTTCGATTTATTTTCGTGACAAATGAATCGGATTTGTTGGCTTTTGACCAAAAGACATTTGAAACATTGGTTATTAGCAAAGAAAAAGTTTTTTCTCGTTTTGAGTTCTTTTTCCCTTTGATTGGAAGAGAAAATGCGAATTCTTCTCCGACCGACTCAGTAACCATTCAAGTTGCAGAACAATTAGCCTCTATTTACAATGAACTTATATTGCAGAATGGAAAAGAGAAAGAACACGAAATACAAAATTTTATTTGTTCACTTGTTTGGCTTGCTTTCACCGATAATATTTGTTTCTATGGGGAATGTCATAGTGTAAGGAATATTTTGTCAACTTACAACGCAGAAACAAATGAGTTTTTTAGACAGTTGATTTTGGATATGTGGGGTTTGATAACAATCGAAGGATATTCTCCGCATTTAAGCGTAAATTATTGGACTTCTAAAAATGTGAGTGAAATAGCTGACTGGAAATTTGATAGTATTACCTATACCAATGCAATTCGCTCAAAAATATATGATGTAATTGCTTTAGATTGGAGCAATGTGTCTCCAGAAGTGTTAGGAGCGATTTTGCAGGATGCTACTGATAGGGGGATATCGTGCTATACCACAAGTGAGAATATTCATAAAGTTGTCGGCCCTCTTTTCCTTGACGAGTTGTATCAATGTTATGAAGATAGTAAAGATGATGTTAACGGGCTTACAGTATTAGGTAATCGCATACAACGCATTCACATTATAGATCCAGCTTGCGGGGCAGGTAATTTTTTGATTGAGGTATACAGAGAATTATCTCAATTGACGAGGTACATAAATGAGAGACTAACTATGTTAGGTGCGCAGTCAATTGATGATTTTTCATGGAAGAATATTCACGGTATAGAAAATACACATTTTGCTTCGCAAATGGCAGCTCTTTCTTTGTCGATTGCCATTTATCAAAATAAATCAGTTCTGCCTTGTCCTTTGACAGTTGACATTAGAGAGGAAAACCCGCTGGTAGTTGAGTGGGATGTAAATATCCCAGATGACGGTGAGGTCTATATCATTGGTAATCCCCCATATAGGGGAGCCAAAAAACAAACTCCACAACAGAAGAAAGATAAAGAAAAGGTTTTTTCAGAATATGAAAAATGTGCGGAATTGGATTATGCTGCATCTTGGTTTCTTTTAGCGACTAAGATGATTGAACGTAGGCATTCTGCTTTTTCATTTGTTACAACAAATTCGTTGTCGCAAGGAGAACAAGTTGGACTCCTTTGGCCCAAGTTATTTGAGCACAATGTTTATATTCAGTTTGCGTATCGACCTTTTAAGTGGAAAAATAATGCAAAAAATAGTACGGAAGTTACCGTTGTGATATTTGGGGTGAGTTCCTCTTCGAGATATCGTGAATGTGAATTGTTTGATAATATGCGCTCTCACCGTGTCTTGGAAATAGGCCCATATATTACGCCAAGTAAAGAAATTGTTTTAAAAAGAACGAAACCATTATCAAAATTGCCATATATGAATAAGGGTAATATGCCATACGATAATGGTTATCTTTCAGATATATCTAAAGAAGAACGTATTCAAATAATATCGGAATATGCGGAGGCTGAAGACATGTTTAAAAAATTAGTCGGTTCCGAAGAGTACGTTAATGGAAAAGAGCGATGGTGTTTGTGGATCCCAGATGATAAGCTTGCAAAAGCTATTAATATTCCGCCAATCAAGGCGCACATTGATAAATGTCGAGAATATAGGTTGCATTTAACAGATTCTGCCGGGAAAAAGCTTGCAGAAAGACCTCATCAGTTTCGGGAGATGCGTTATACAAAAGGATATTCACTGGTTGTACCGTCTGTTTCATCCGAAAATAGAAAGTATATGCAAATAGGGTTTGTAGGTTCTGACACTATTGTTTCTAACCTGAGTTTTGTGATATATGAGGCTGAACCATGGGTGTTTGGAGTTGTCGCATCTCGAATGCATTTATTGTGGATACGCACAGTGTGTGGAGGACTTGAAACGCGACTTAGATACTCTTCTTTATTAGGGTATAATACTTTTCCTTTCCCATCAATTAGTGAGGAGCAAAAGAAACTAATTACTTATCATGTCAAGAAAGTGCTGGCGGAAAGAGAGGAAATTTCTCAAAAAACTTATGCCCAAATGTATTCAGAAGAAGGAATGAGCGTTGGATTACGGTACGAACATGGTATGCTTGACCGAGTTATAGAGCAATGCTACAGGGAAGAGCCGTTTCTATCGGATGCGGAACGGTTGGATTTTTTATTTGGTTATTACAAACGACTTACGGAGGAAGAAAATGGATAACATTATTGATGTTCATTATCAAGCTACAGGGAAAAGTACTTCGATAGACGAGCTGGGGATGCGTGAAATGCAAGCACGGGCATATAAGTCACGTGCAGCCCAGTATTTACTCATAAAGGCTCCGCCTGCATCCGGAAAGTCGAGGGCTTTAATGTTTATTGCGCTTGATAAACTAAAAACAAGAGCTGTTGATAAAGTGATCGTCGCGGTCCCAGAGCGCTCAATAGGTAAGTCTTTTAGCACCACATACCTAATGAAGAATGGTTTTCATAGTGACTGGGTAGTTGATCCACATTATAACCTTTGTATGCCCGGTGGAGAAGGTGGGAAGATAAGCGTTTTTCAGAATTTTATGAAAAGTGATGCATCTATATTGGTTTGTACTCATGCTACATTACGATTCGCATACGATAAAATCGGTCCAAAGGCTTTTGATAGATGCTTAGTCGCTATCGATGAGTTTCATCATGTTTCCGCTGATTATGAAAGCAAACTTGGAGAATTAGTTAGGGGGTTAATGATTGAATCGAATGCACATATAATAGCAATGACAGGCTCGTATTTTAGAGGGGACGGTATTCCTGTTTTGTTAGAAGAAGACGAATCTCGATTTGTTAAAGTTACCTATAATTATTATGAGCAACTTAATGGATACCAGTATCTTAAGTCTCTTGGCATCGGCTTTCATTTTTATCATGGCCGATATACCAGTGCCATTATGCAAGTACTTGATACAACTAAAAAAACAATAATCCATATTCCAAATGTTAATTCTGGCGAGTCCACCAAAGATAAATATATTGAAGTCGATACGATTATTGATGCAATTGGAAAAATTGAGTCCGTTGATGAAAACAATATCATTTATGTAAAACAACCCAGTGGCAGAGTCCTTAAAATAGCAGACCTCGTGAATGACACACCAGTGGAAAGAGAAAAGGTTATAGCGTATTTGCGTGAGGTGGCAAATCCAGAAGACATTGATATTATAATTGCGTTAGGTATGGCAAAAGAAGGGTTTGACTGGCCATTTTGTGAGCATGCATTAACTGTGGGGTATAGAGGTTCATTAACAGAAATTATTCAAATTATTGGGCGATGCACAAGAGATAGTGTAAATAAATCACATGCTCAATTCACAAATCTTGTTGCAGAGCCTGATGCGGAAAATGAGGAGGTAATTGAAACAGTTAACAATATTTTAAAGGCAATATCTGCATCATTGTTAATGGAACAAGTGCTGGCACCAGTATTAACTTTTAAAGCGAGGAAAGATATAGACGAAAGTGATGAGAATTCCGAGACCGTGTCGGTTACTGGTTTGAGAGAACCGACTTCTGATAGAGTTAAGGCAATTGTTTCATCTGATCTTACGGAACTGAAGGCTGCTATTTTGCAGAATCCTGATATACAAAAATCTTTCGTGGGAGAAGTTGATCCAGAGGTTGTAAATAAAATAATGATCCCTAAAATAATTATGACAAAATATCCTGATTTAAAGGAAGATGAGGTTGAAGAAGTAAGGGAGCATTTGGTTACAGATATGGTGCTTCGCAAGGGGATAACAACAGATTCTAATGGAACAAGATTTTTGCAAATTAACAATAAGTTTATTAATATTGAGGAAATCAATATTGATCTTATTGATTCGGTAAATCCGTTCCAACAAGCGTTTGAGGTTATCTCAAAAACAATTACACCTAAAGTGTTGAAGTCAATTCAGGATTGTATTTCAGCATTTAAAGTAAGTATGACGGATGATGAGGCTATTTATTTGTGGCCTAAAATTAATGATTTTGTAAGAACAATGAGACGTCAGCCATCGCTTGATGCATTGGATCCAACCGAAAGAAGATTAGCCGAGGCTTTGGTGTATTTGCGCCAATTGAAGAGAGGTTATAGGAACGAAAATGAATGAACGCAATCTCAAGAAACTACAAGAAATTTTTGAAAGCGATAGTCTTGGATTGCTGATAGACACAACATCAGAAAAATCTGTACGAACATCGGAAGACCAAAGGCTAATAGATGGATTTCAACAAATTTGTGATTTTTATGAAACACAGGGTAGATGCCCAAGGGATGATGGTGATATGGGAGAAGCTATGCTTTCATATAGATTGCAAGCTATTCGTTCCAATCCGCAGAAAGTCAAATTGCTACAACCGTTCGACTTATATAATTTGCTCGATATACAAAACACAACAAGTGTAACAATTGATGATATATTAAAAAATGATCCACTGGGTATTTTGGGCTCCGATTCGGATGATACGGGGATATTTACATTGTCTCATGTTAAACCAACAGACAGAATACGCCCAGACTATATCGCTCACAGAAAGGTATGTAAAGATTTCTCCGAGTTTAAGAAAAGTTTTGATATGATTTCATATGATCTTGAACATGGCAGGAGAAAGTTGGTCGAGTATAGAAGAGGCGCGTTGCTTGATGGGCATTTTTATGTGCTACGTGGTGTTACCTTTTTGTTGATGCTTGATAAGCTAAAGGTTGATCCCAAAACATATGAAAGTGGTACATATAATAGATTGGATGGCAGAACAAGATGTGTTTTTGATAATGGCACAGAATCAAATATGCTCTATCGGTCGCTTGAGAAAGCTATGAACATAGATGGCTTTTGTATTAGCGAGCCGATTGATGATATAAAAATTGAACAAGTAACGGATGATGATGTGCAAAATGGGTATATTTATGTATTGAAAAGCCAAAGTAATAATCCAAGCATAAAAGGAATAAAAGATCTGTATAAGATTGGTTATTGTTCGGGTTCTGTGACGGAGCGAGTAAAAAATGCACGTAATGAACCAACATATCTATTAAGTGACGTTACAATTTTATTGACGGTTCGCTGCTTTAATATGAATACAAGGTATCTTGAAACGGCAATACATGATTTTTTTGGCGATGCAAATATTGCCTTTGAAGTAAAAGATAGACAAGGAAATACTCACTATCCGAGGGAGTGGTTTTCTGTGCCGCTCGATATTATAGAGGAAGCAGTCAAACTCATCGTGGCTAAAGAAGCCGAACAATACAAATACGACCCGCACATCGGGAAGATTGTTAAGCGAGCAGTATAAACCGAGTTGTCATATTGACATATATTTCCTACAATGTGGCACTATCGTCTGCTAAAATCCGTAACTAAGAAGGAGGGTGATATTGATATGAGCAAATTAATTAAGATTTTGTGGACAGTTATTTCTTATGCCCCTCTTATGCTCGTGTGTGGAATTGCGATATTTATTGATAGCCTAACGACCAAGCAAGTCACGGAAAAGGTATGGGTGGGGTGTCTCGTTTTTTGTTTTGGACTTATTTGTATCTTTGCTTGTCGCGCTTTATTAGCGTTCGCAAAAAAGCATTTGTCCAAAAGTAAACTATCTGTTGTTTCGGCATCTCCGGGCGATACAAATTCGCTGTCAAGCATGATTGCATATTTACTTCCCGTTGTGACACTGTCCATTACCGATGTTAATTTATGGGTGCTATGTGCGATGATTGTCCTAATAATATTGATGTTGCTTTGGACAAAAGCAATTTTTATCAATCCGATAGTTTATCTTTGGGGATATAGGTATTATGATGTTCAAGTATCGAGCGGAATGTCGTATACATTGTTATCAAGGAAAAAACGCTTTAATCCAAAAGAAGTCGGCGCAGTGATAGAACTTTTTGATGAAATATATATGGAGGTGTAACAATGTTTACCGAAACAGATGAAATTTTCGTTTGGGCGAAAAAAGGAAGAAAAAATAAAGTGTACAAGCTCAAGACGAGTGCTTCAGTCAAGCAATTGTTTATTGAACTTTTCAACAAGGGGATTAACTCGTTGATGCAAGATGATAATGGGGATGAGCGAGAGCCTATCCCGTTTGAGAATAATTATTCGGTAACTGCTCGCGAAGAAAATTTCATAATCCGAACATTTGTTATTCCGCAAGAACTACAAGATGCCATCGATACCCCGGATGTTATTGAAAACTATAAGCCCATTAATACGAAAGGTAAAACGGAAGATGGCTATGATATTCGTGCAATTGTTATTGGCGCAAAAGATGATCAAGGATATTATTTAGCGGGACAGCGATTTACGCAAAGACAAGTCGTTGTAAAACCTAAAGGCTTTAATCTATTATTTCGTCAAGATATGTTTGTAGAAGAGGAAAGAGGTTTTTCTATTAATATTGGCGAGACTATTGATTGTGTGTTTGTTGGTGACGGCTTGATTTTTGAGAGGTATAACGATGCTAATGGTGTGTTTGATTTGAGCGAATATTATCGAACGGCAACTCAAAGTGAAGTTGATCAATTCTCAAATAATCCGGCTTTTGAAATTAGTGATGCAGATACCTTTGCTCGCTCTGTCGCAGGAATTAGTATGCGAAAGAAAATCGCCAAGATTATTGATTTGGGAACACTAAACGATGTTGGAAAAATTCGCACTAACGCAACTAAAGTAAATGTTGATATAGCATTTACCGATGATGGGAGCAAAGTAAAAATCCCCGAAGATAAAAAAGAGCTTAAAAAGGTTATGGCGTTTTTGGCGGAAGAGCTGTATCCGGGGCTATTTACAAACAATACATATTTGTCGAACTCGACACGTAAAGTTGACTAAGCAATGGGCATATTCGATATTTTTAAGAAAAGGAAACAGAATAAAGAGATAGGGGATGCTTCAACTCAATCGTTGGCGATAAACGATGCGGATAAAGGCTTGGAAGTTGTATTGGAGTCTCTTCCGACAACATTCGATGAAACGCAAGGACATTTGGTCGAAATTACAGAGCCTTCCGTTTTGGCTCGAATAGATGCGGTTATCCCAGCAGCGACCGTTGCATGGGCTAACGTTGCAAAAGCCGTGGGAAGTACAGGAGAAAAGCTATATAAGGTTGTTTTGAAAAACGGCGGACAATTGGTAGATTCCCACACCATTGTTGGAGCGAAAAGAGCTATGACTATGGGGAAGAACGGTATTGCCGAACACGCAAACCTATTAGAAGAGAATCCATCCAAACTTAGTAAAGTGTCGAATGTCGGCGCTACCGTGTTTAGCGTAGCATCGATTATTGTCGGTCAATACTATATGCAACAAATTGACTTGAAGATCGGTGCAATATCGAATGAATTAAAAGGCATTGCGTCAACCCTTGATATCTAGTACAGAAGTCAAGCGGCATCGCTTATTGAGTCGGTCTACAATATTTCGAAATTTCAAATGGATACCATGGCAAACGAAGAACTGCGACTCCGTGAATTGGATAACATTCAAGAACTTCGGAAAGATTGTCAAACGTTACTAAATCAAGCGGAGGCAGAGATCGAAACGATTTTGGGAACAGAACAGCCGACCTATGATAGTTATGCTTCGGCAATCAAGAAGATAGAGAAGTGTAGCTGTTACCAGTCCATCCTTGTGCAAGTGCTTGCCCAAATCAATGAGTTGGACTTCGCATTGAGTATGGGCGCGAAGACAAAAGAGCATTGCTATGGTTCGTTTGGACTACATACTAAAAAATTGGGCGAAATCCATACACAAATACTTTCTTGGCACGAAGAGCAATGCGAGCATTTGCAAATAGACATTGATGAAGAAAGACGCAAGAATACAGGATTTTTTGCAAAGTTATTGGAGAAGCCGATAACCGCAATAAAAGAAGAGTGGATGTATAAATCGCTCGATAAAGAAACGGTGGGCTTAATTAAAAGCCAAACTGCCGAGATGAAACAACTTTCCTATGATACGGATAATCCTTTTGCGGAAGATGTCGAAATTGTTGTTCGAGGAGATAAAAAGTATTATTTAGCCAAGTAAAATAAAAACGCGCTGTTTGGGAAAATCCCAAATAGCGCGTTATCTTTATTTTTGCTCGACTCTTATGATATCGACTTGCTTGCCTTTGGTTTTAGCATACTGAATTGTGTGCCACGTGCCACCAGACTGCTCACCATTCCAAACGGCAAGAACTGTGTCGGAGTGGTCTACCATATAATCGTTCCGTACGAGCATACAGGCATGGAAGTAGTGGTCATTGACCATCGTGACCTTGTCCGCTTTTTTGAGAATTTCTTTATAGCGGGCAGTTTCGGCGGAAGACCATTTCAGAGTTTGATTCGGACAGGGGATAGCGCATTCCAACTTGACGTCAAGGTCGTAATGCTCCCTAAGTTGAATGACAGTTTCGGCAAAGTCCATATCGACGCCGAGAGCCATGCCAGTAATAAAATGGTCATAGCCATTTTCAAGATAATCAGCAATAGTACAAGCAAGGGACTCGATATACTCATCGTAATCGGGTCCTTCTTTTTTATAACCCCAAGGTAACTTTGCGGGTCGATGCCCGGTAACGCACACAGTCTTCATAACTCGTTCCTATCATAAACGATTATACTAAAATACTGGGCGAAAATCAAGCAATACTAAACTTACGCACAGTATTTTTTAAAAGAAAAAGTTTATACTAAATGCATAGCCAAAGTTTAGTAAAGGAGGAGCAGTCATGACAATAGCAGAAGCCCTGTCAGCGAGATTGACGGAACTGATGGAAGAAAAGCATTTGACCGCATACCGCCTTTCGATGCTTACGGGTGTGAATCAAACAACGATAGGGGATATCAAACACAAACGCAATGTGGCGGTCAATGTCCGCGTTCTTTTTGAGTTATGCCAAGGATTAGGCATTGAAATCGTGGAGTTTTTCGATAGCCCTTTATTCAATATGGAGAATATTGTAGATTAAAATAATCATGAAATAATATAAGAAGGAGATAAAAAATGGCTAAAGCGAGAAAAACAATAGGTTTAACATATAATGATTTGATTTCTCCAGTTTTTATAGTGTTGCAAGCTTTGGGCGGATCAGGGACCGTTAAAGAAATTAATGATAAAATTATTGAAACCTTAAAATTGCCAGATAGTGTTGTAGATGTTTTACATGATCCTAATCGTTCTCCTCAAACAGAATTAGAGTACCAATTAGCGTGGGCAAGAACGTATTTGAAAAAATACGGAGCAATAGAAAACTGTTCGAAAGGAGTTTGGGCTATCACATCTAACTTTTTGTCTATAAAAGAGATTGATGGCAAAGATGTCTTAAGAAAAGCGACTTCGCCTAAAAAAGGCGAAACGACAATTGCGCAAGAGATTCCAGAAGTCAATATTGTTGAGGAACCTGAGGAGGTTCAGCCGTGGAAGGTTAGATTAATTGAGGTTTTACATAATATGGACCCTTGGGGTTTTGAGAGGCTGGCTCAACGATTATTAAGAGAGTGCGGATTTACCCAAGTACAAGTAACAAAAAAGACTGGAGATGGAGGAATAGACGGGACTGGCAAATTAAAAATCAATGGGATTTTTAGTTTTAATGTTGCATTTCAATGTAAAAGATATAAAGGGAGTGTGTCCGCTGGAGATATTCGAGACTTTAGAGGCTCGTTGGCAACAAATATCGAAAAAGGGGTATTTATTACAACGGGGTCATTTACTAAAGCGGCGCGAGATGAAGCAAGTGAACAAGGAAAACAGCAAATAGATTTAATTGATGGAGATGAATTCATGAATAAATTGGCGGAATATAATATTGGGTTGAAGGAAGTGAAATCCTACGATATTGATGAAAACTTCTTTCGAAATATTTAAGTATAGTTTTAAGTGAGAAATAGGGGTGTGCATGTTCTTGCACACCCCTATTTTTATACCTTTCAGGCTCTTGACAGTGAAAGTGAAAATAGATATAATAGAGGTATCAAAAACGGACGGAGCGTCCGTTATTGAAAAAGTGAGGGCCATCACGAATGCAAACGAAGAAACCAGACTTGACGAACAAAATCAAACACTTTATTGAAGAGTATTACGGTCAGTACGGGACAAGTCCGTCCATCCGGTGTATAGCGGAGAACGTCGGTTGTAGCAAGAGCAACGTAACAATATACATCGACTATCTAAAAGAGCAAGGACTCTTGGAAATAGGGGAAGGCGGATACGAAACCGAAGTGACGCGAGCGACCGAAACGAACGTTGTTGCCGTGCCAAAACTCGGATACGTGCCTTGCGGACCATTGTCGGAAGAGTATGAGTGCATAGACGGATACGTCAGACTTCCGGCATCGTTCGTAGGAAATGCGAAAAAGTGTTTCTTGCTTACGGCGTGCGGAAACTCAATGATAGACGCAGGAATTCATGACGGAGACCTTGTGCTTGTCAGACAACAAGAAACGGCGAACTATAACGACATCGTAGTCGCACTCGTAGACAATGAAGTAACGCTCAAGCGCTATCGCCCGGATTTAGCGAACCGAAGGATTATTTTGCACCCGGAGAACAAACGAATGAAAGACATCGAAGTAGAAGAGTGCAAGATACAAGGCGTAGCCATCAAAGTAATCAAAAATTTAGAAAGTTAACAGAGGAGAATAACATGAGAACCGAAAAACATTGCGGTCGATGCGGCCAAAGGCTTGATATCGAGTACGAAGTCGATGTCCCCGTCAGCCTTGATTGTCCGAAGTGCAAAGCGCACATGATATGGACGTTTGATAAAAACGGAGACTTTGACGAGATCGTGAGATACAAAGACGGCGATGAAATAATCGAAGAAACAACGAGAGTGGAAATGCCATGACGTATGATGCAAAATGCCCGATATGCGGCAAACTTAACAAGGATATGTACCTTGAAGAAACTGAGGGGAGATTTATCTGCGACAAATGCGGAAATGAAATTGAGATTCCGCAATTCAAAAAGCCGAAACGGATACCTATCTATGATAGCCGAACGCTTGTCGCAGCCTTAAATAATCGTTAAGCTCAACGGACACAGCCCCGTTCCGATGAGTGTATATACGAAGGATACAGCGGCTTTTCTACTTCTGTGTAGGAAGTCCCGACCGCACAATAGCAGTAGAAAAAATCCAGAACCGAAGTATCAAAGGGAGAGAGGAGGCAATATAACAACTATGCACTTTAAAGATGGCGATGTCCCTATAAAATGGGTGTGCCTGAACTGCCGAAACATTATAGTAGGCTTTCAAGGCGAAGACGGTCTTATACGAATAAAGTGTCCGCACTGCGGCACGGTAACGGTTTCAAAACTAATCAGCAGACGTCACGTCCAAGTGGATGTGTTCGCACCGCAAGGTCAAGAACTGTTACGCTCTAACTAAATAAACTTGCGAAAGGAACTTGGTCGGTCTGCAACAGGGACAATGTAAAACCAAGACAACCAAATTGCATTAAAGCGGTAGGTTAAACCAGTATTGAGAGGCCACCGATTAACGAAATCCGAATAGGAGAGTAGTTAGTCGGTGGCTTTTTTTATTCCAAAAAACTATCGAAAAAAATGAAAAAAACTTTTTTGAAGGTGCAAAAACCTTGCACCTTTGCCAGATAAAATACAGCCATCAAGAGCAAGGGAGGTGAGACAACGTGAGTTCTATGGAAAGAAGAATGGAAATTCTCGAAGTGTTGTGCCGGCGCAGATCTGACACGGTAGAGAATCTCGCAAACGAATTCGGTGTCAGCAAACGAACAATTAAATACGACATAGAGTATCTTTCGTTGTCTTACCCGGTATACACGGTTCAAGGGAATGGCGGTGGCATTTACATAACCGACGGATACCATCTCGGAATGAAATACTTTTCCGAAAGGCAAACCGCGCTCCTTGAAAAATTAACAGAAGGGCTCACGGGAGAAGAACTTGAAACGATGAAAGGCATTCTCCAAACATTCAACGAGCCAAAGAGAGGTAGGTCATGAAAGTACATATACAACCATTCGTCCGAATGGTGAAGAGAGAATGCGGAAGTCTGTCGCTGTTCTGTATCGAGTTTGGAATCAGCAAAGCGGAACTAACGGCAATATTGCTCGGCGGTCTTCCGTTCAATTACGAGCAAAGCGAACGAATGATAAACGCATTCGGTGCGGAGAAGATGGTCAAGGTTATCGACTGGGAGGGAATGAATGTACGCTGTCCGATCTAACGAAACCATACGCATATACGATTCATTCGCATATCGAGGGAGCATTAAGGATATGCAGGACAGATTCTATGATGCGGACGATAAGTGTTGGGTAGTCCCGCTCACGAAAGAAAATGTGGCAACGCTCGGACTGCTCGGAGCAACGCTTGACGAAGAATTACAGGCTTTGACGGCAGATAGCACGGACACCAAGGGAAATGCCGAACCGACCATCAAACCACCGATAAAGGGCAGTCTTTACAGCCACCAAGTAAAGGCATACAACTTCGCGCTAAAACAGTTCGATACGGGTAAGGCGGTTGCGTTCCTAATGGATATGGGAACGGGCAAGACAATTACGACTATTGCGCTAATAGGTGCGTTAAATGGTCAAAAGCGTATCGGTAAAGTGCTTGTTGTGTCACCAAAGTCCATAGTCGGTGTGTGGGAAGAAGAGTTCCAAAAATTTGCGGATTATCGGTATGCGCTAACTATTTTGGACGGCGCGATAGCAAAGAAAAAAGCGGCATTCGGCTATATGAACGGCTCGGCATTGCAGGTCATAGTCGTGAACTACGAATCGGCTTGGAGACTTGAAACGGAGATAGGAAAGTGGAATCCCGACATGATTGTGTGCGATGAATCGTCCAAGATTAAGAACCCGACCACGGCGCAGTCCAAGGCACTACATAAACTCGGCAAGAAGACAAAATTCAACGTCATACTCACGGGAACTCCCGTCACGAACAATCCTTTGGACTTCTTCTCGCAGTATAAGTTCTTGGACGAAGAGATACTCGGACCGTCCTACTACTTGTTTCGCAACCGCTATGCCGTGATGGGCGGTTATCAGAACCACCAAATCGTAGGGTACAACCATCTCCCGGAACTCGTGGAAAAGGTGCATAAGATAGCGTTCCGAATCAAGATACAGGACGCAGTCGATTTGCCACCATTCATAGACGAAGTGCGAACGATAAAACTCGAACCGAAAGCCGAGGCGGTGTATCGGATGATAGAAGAGGACTGCTACGCACAACTCTCCGCCGATACGGAAGTGACGGCAAGGAACATTCTGACGCAGCTTTTAAGACTATCGCAATGTACGGGCGGGTTTATCCGTGACGATGCAACCGCCAAGCCACAGACAGTAAGTACGGCAAAGATAGAGGCTCTCGAAGACATCATCGACAGCTGCGTGGAAGAAGACAAAAAGGTAGTCGTGTTCGCAAGGTTCGTCCCGGAAATCGAAGCCATAAAAGCAATGCTCGATAAGAAAAAGTTGGGCTATAGGTTGATTTACGGCGCAACGAAGGACAGAGCGGAGCAAGTGAAAGACTTCCAAGAGAACCCGGATGTAAAAGTGTTCGTGGGGCAACTGCAAACCACGGGAATGGGGCTAACGCTGACGGCGGCAAGCGTGGCGGTGTTCTATTCGTTGGACTTCTCATATGCGAACTATGAGCAGAGCCGAGCAAGAATTCACCGAATCGGGCAGAAAGAAAAGTGTCTATATATTCATCTCGTGGCGAAGAACACGGTGGATGAAAAGATAATGAACGCATTAAAGCACAAAGGCGATATTGCGAAACTGATGGTAGATAACTGGAGGACATTACTGCATGGGAAAGTTTAAGGATTTGACGGGAAGACAGTTCGGTAGGCTTACGGCAATAGAACCATTACCACCGCACGGAAAGAACACGGCTTTGATGTGGGCGTGCAAGTGCGAGTGTGGCGGAACGGCGATTGTACGGGGAACGGACCTTGTCAACGGACACACGATGTCGTGCGGATGTTACCGCAAGATGCAAAAGGCGATGCCGAACGGAGAACTGCGACTGCATCGAATATGGGCGAATATGAAACAGCGATGCGCTAATCCGAAGAGCAAAGACTTCAAGTATTACGGCGCAAAGGGCGTGAGCGTATGTGCCGAATGGGAAGACTTTGAGACGTTCTTCTACTGGGCAATGTCGCACGGATACAAAGACGGTCTGACTATAGAGCGTATCGACAACGGCGGAGATTATTGCCCGAATAACTGTAAATGGATACCTAAACACAGGCAGAACAGCAACACGAGCCGAACGAAACGGTATGTGATGTACGGAAAAGTGTTCACGCTTGCGGAAATTTGCAGGATATACGGGGTATCTCGCAGTACGGTTGCGTCTCGATTGAAGAAAGGTATTCCGCTTGAAAAAGCAATCAAACAAAACAGGAGGTATCAGATGAATACGAAACTATTGGAACTGTCCGACAGACTCAAAGAACTGCGGACGCAAAAGAGCGACCTTGAAAGAGAGGTCAAGGGCATCAATGAAGAGATTGACGGAGTAACAACCGAAATGATCGACTTGATGACCACGGAAGAGTTGACTTCGTTCAATCGTAACGGAACGACGTTCTCGCTCGTCACGCAAGAGTACCCGGCACCCGAACCCGAAAGGAAAGGCGAACTATGGGAAGTCATGAAGAAAAACGGCTTCGAAGATTTGTTCACTATCAACAGCCAAACCCTTTCGGCAACGGTCAAGGAACTTATTGCGGCGAATGAGGGCGTACTCCCGGAATGGTTGGACGGGCTCATAAAAATTGCGGAGAAGAACAGTATCCGCGTTGCCAAATCGAAAAAATATTAATTTAAGGAGACGAAACAACAATGGCAAACGAAATCGTAAAGAAAGAAAACACGGCACTTACCTTTGGAGCAAGCGCAGACCTTGGCGAGATCTTCGCAGAGGAACTTGACGGACTGACTCCCTCGTTCGAGAGGATCAAAATCCCGGCAGGCGGAGGTCTTGCCTACGAAGTACCGGGTGACGATCCCGAAAGTCCCGACTCGGCGAAAGAGTTCAAAGCGGTGATTTTGTATCATCATCCCATCTCGTGCTACTACAAGGAAGAGTACACGGGCGGGAACAATCCGCCTGATTGCGGCTCGATGGACGGACGCATCGGTATCGAAGCGGAAAGCGGAGAAATCAGACAGTGCGCCGACTGTGAATTCAATAAGTTCGGCAGCGGCAAGAACGGGGCAAAAGCGTGCAAGCAGAAGAGAAGAATCTACCTTCTTCGTGAAGGCGAGGCTCTGCCGATTATCCTCTCGCTCCCCACGGGCAGTCTTGCCGAATTCAGTAAGTACGTAATGCGCCTTCTTTCCAAAGGAAAGAAAACCGTGAGTGTGGTCACTAAGTTCACGCTGAAAAAGGCACAGAACAGCGGCGGTATCAACTACTCGCAGGCGGTGTTCGCAGTAGACCGTAACTTGACCGAGGAAGAACTCAAGAATGTACTTCCTTTGGCAGAACAGGTCAAGGCAATGGCAACCAAGGTTACGGCGCTTGACGAAGAATAAAAACAAACGGGCAACGGGTGGCGGTAAAAGTCCGCCGCCCGGAAACCCAAAACGGAGGAACAATGACGGATATTTTCGAGAAGGTCAAAGACCAAGTTAAAATCGCCGATGCTGTCGAAGCATTCGGCATCAAATTGAATAGCAGAGACAAAGGTCTGTGTCCGTTTCATAGGGAAAAAACTCCGTCGTTTTCGATTGACCGCAAGAACAATATCTTCACTTGCTTTGGCTGCGGTGAAACGGGTGACGTCATAACCTTTGCATCAAAGATGAAAGAAGTAGAGCCGTTAGAGGCGGCGAAACTTCTTGCCGAGATGTTCCATATCGATGTGGACGATTGCACCAAGCGAACGAGCATCAAGGACTATCTGAAAGCGTGCATCAGAGACGCGGACAAGACCGACTATTTTCAAAAGCGCGGTCTGACCAAAGAAACGATAAAGAAATATTGCCTTGGCTATGACGTAAAGCGAAACGCAATCGTGTTGCCGTACTCATCGGAACTACGATACTACCAAACTCGGAGCATATCCGACAAAAAGTTCTATAAACCGACAAACGAAGAGGCGGGTGCAGAGCCGCTGTTTAATCGCAAAGCGTTGTGGGGGACGAGCAAAGAACCTGTCTTTATCGTGGAGAGTCCGCTCTGTGCCTTGTCTATTATGCAATGCGGCGGTGTCTCGGTGTCGCTCTGCGGTGTTGGCGGGGCAAACAAACTCGTCAAAGAGGTAAAGTCGAAAAAGCCGAACGCTCCGCTTGTGCTGTGCTTGGATAATGACGAGCCGGGGCAAAAGGCATCCGCGTCACTTGAAAAAGAACTCCAAGCGGCGAAGATTCCATACATAGTATTCAACGTGGCGGGGAGCAAGAAAGACCCTAACGAACTCTTGATGTCTAACCCCGAAGAACTAAAAGCAGCGGTGGCGGCGGCAAAGAGAGAAGTTCGGAAAGTCTATAAACGCGGTGTGGCGAGCATAGCGGCAAGCGACTTGCAAACGGCGAAGATAGATCCGCCAGAATGGTTGATCCCGGATGTATTGCCTCAAGGCTTGGCGATATTGTGTGCTTCGTCCAAGGTCGGAAAGTCTTGGATGGCTATGCAGATGTGCTTGGCGATAAGCCGTGGAAAAGAGTTCTTGGACTATGCAAGCAATCAGGCAGGGTGTTTGTATCTCGCTCTCGAAGACGGTATTTTCCGTCTGAAAGACCGACTCAACAAAGTGCTTGACGGCGGGAAAGCACCGAGCAATTTCTACTTGTCCATCAAGGCGAATGGTTTGGACGGCGGTCTTATCAAGCAGTTGGACGAAGAGTTCGAAGAACACCCGGACATTAAACTGATTATCATCGACACCTTGCAAAAGGTAAGGGGGTCGGCGAAGAAAGACGAAATCGCCTACGTAACGGACTACCGAGAACTCGGAGCGTTGAAAGAGTATGCCGACAACAAGCGAATCTGCATTTTTCTCATTCACCATTTGCGAAAGATGGCGGACGAAAATGACGTATTCAATATGATTTCGGGTTCGAACGGCATCATGGGTGTATGCGACACGATATTCATCATCTACAAGAAAAAGCGGCAAGACGAAAATGCCGTGCTGTTTATGACGGGACGAGATATTCGGCAGCAAGACGTCGTGGTGCATTTCGATGAAACGAAGTATCGATGGGAAATGGTCGGAACGGCAGAGGAAGAAGAGCGGAAACGCAAAAAGCGCGAGTACGAGAACAATCCTATCGTGAAAACGGTCAAAGACCTCTTAAAACAGTATCCGATGGGTTGGAAAGGCACTGCAACCGACTTAATCAAGGCTGTGTACGATGTGACGGGAAGTCCGTGCATTTACTCAACGGCGGCACTCGGCAAAGAGATAACGAGCATTGAAACGCAGCTCTACTATGACGGCATCGAACACTCGATGAAACGGAGCGGTTCGAGCAGAGTACATTATTTCGGTAAAAGACAGGCTTATAAACCGACATATCAGCGGGCGATATTCGATGAATCGGAAGACTAATACGGCTAAACTGGTCGATTTCGACCTGATAAGAATGACGGGTAATGACGGCAAAGTGACGGCAAGTGACAGGAAAACAGTTCTCACACAACACTATCCGTCACTACTGTCACTCCGTCACAACCGTCACATCCGTCACAAAAACGAGATTTCTAATAGAGGGGTTACTGTCACACTGGTAAAGTGTCATTTAGTGACAGGTGTGACGGTTGTGACAGGTAGTTTTATATAGGAGCGAAAAAAGTGAAGGAAAGCGACCTGATAAAAGCGATAAGCAATTATTTGAAAACAGTTCCAAACGTGTTCTTTTGGAAGGAACACGGCGGGATGTACGGAACGGCGGGAATTCCGGATTTGATAGTCTGTTATAAGGGCAGATTTATAGGTCTCGAATGCAAGGTAGGTAAAAACACGGCAACGGCACTGCAACAGCAAACGATTCGGCAAATATTGAAAGCGGGCGGATATGCGGTAGTCGTAAAAAGCGTAGGCGAGGTAAAAGCGATAATTCAAGCGTTTGAAAAGGAGTAGTATGGCAGACATCAACAAAGTGGTGATAACGGAAGAGGCGGAATTCGATTACGAGGAAATACTCGGACTGCCTATGCCGAAAGCCGACATAAAAGAGGCATGCGAAAATTACATAGAAACCCGATATGACGGCGGTCGCACACTTTGGGGATATTACTACAAGTGGAAGTACTATGACGAAACCGCCGATAAAATGCTCCTGTTGTTCTTTTATAAGGGGCAGAAGTTCGGAACGATGCAAATGTGGGATTTGTGCGGAGTCTGTTTCGAAGACGATTGGAACGAAAACTTGGAAGACTGCGGACAGATACGAAGTTGGCTAAAAAGCAAGATCGACCCCAAAGAAAACGGCGATTGGGTTTGGGACGAGCGTGTAAGAGAAGAAAAAAGACGAAAGGAAATGGAGGACTACTGCAATGACAACGACTGAAATCAAGGAATACTTGGAGAACTATACGGCCAAGAAAGCCATAGCGGAATACAAGAAAAAACAAGGCTTGACCGAAGATAGGACACTCGTATGTATCACGGCGATTGAAGACTGTATTGCAGGACTTCCGAACGGACTGGACGAGATTATCCGCAAGTATTATCTGCAAAAGATATCCTTGCGAGAGATGAGCAAGCGGTTCTTCTTGGGACGCGATGCAATCGCCAGAAGAAGGGATAAAGCGATAGCCATTATAAGTGACTGTTTAGCCGAGTTATAAAAAGCGACACGACCGAGCCAAAAACCGCCAAAACGCGACAAACGGCAGATATAATAAGAGTGTAGGCAGGAGATAAATATGCCAAGAAAACCAAAACGACCATGTAGTTATCCCGGCTGTCCAAAGCTCGTGGACGGACAGTACTGCGAAGAACATAAGAAACTCGTAGACAAGCAATACAATGAGTACGGACGAGATAACTTCACAAAGAACTTTTATAAGACGCACGAATGGTTGCACGCAAGAAAGCAACAACTCAATCAGCACCCGTTTTGTGCGGAGTGTTTGAAAGCGGGTAAAAGAACGAGAGCGACAATGGTAGACCATATCGTTCCCATCAAGCAAGGCGGCGAGCGGTTCGCTCCGAGCAACTTGCAAAGCCTGTGTTGGTCGTGTCACTCACGCAAGAGCGCACAGGAAGGCTCAAGGTGGAAACCGAGGCCGAGAGAGTACGACTGACCGCCGAGGGAGGGGGAGGTCGAAAACTTGACGATTTCCACCCTAAGAGCGGGGCCGCAGTCCAACGCGAAAAAACGCGAAATCAAAAATCAAACGGAAAAATCAAAGAAATCAAAACCAATACGAAGTATTGAAGGACGGGCAACCGTCCTTTTTGATTTCGCGGGAAATCAAAACAATCAAAAAAAACAGAGCAAAAATCAAAAATTCAAAAGGGAGGCAGTATGGCAAGCGGTGGAGCAAGACCGGGCGCGGGAAGACCGAAGAAAGCGGTTACGCAAAAGATACTGGAAGGCAATCCCGGCAAGCGTCCGATAGAAGTCGTGAACTTCACAACCGACAACGGATTGGAACTACCGAGCGAACCGCCTTCTTATTTATCAGCCAAAGCAAAAGAGATATACAAGACCGTGTACGCTTGGCTAAAAAGCATTGGCTGTACGCAAGGGATACTGCCGTACAACTTGGAAGAGTACGCATTTTGCAAAGCGAGATGGCTTGAATGCGAAGATATGAACACCAAGCACGGACTGCTCGTAAAAGACCAGAACGGCAAGCCGATGCCGTCCCCGTTCGTGGGTATGGCGCAGCAGTATCTCAAACAAACCAACGAAGTATGGAGCAAAATCTACATCGTGGTACGAGAAAGCAAACTGTCGAAGTGGGACGAAACGAACCCCAACGATGACATTATGGAAAAACTATTAGGGGGTAAAGCATGACGGAATACACAGCCGAAAATCCGTTGCGACTGATTGAACTGTTCGCAGGTATCGGTTCGCAAACGCAGGCATTAACGAATATCGGCATTGCACATAGGGTAGTGGCGATAAGCGAGATAGACAAATACGCAATTCAAAGTTACGAAGCAATGCACGGAAAAGCCAACAATCTCGGAGATATCCGCAAGATAGAAGAACTCCCGGACGCTGACCTTTGGACTTATTCGTTCCCGTGCCAAGACATATCGGTCGCAGGCAAGGGTGCGGGCATTAAGGAAGGAACTCGCAGCGGCTTGCTGTTTGAAGTCGAGCGATTATTGCGTGTTGCATCGGAAAAGGGAACGCTCCCGAAGTACCTATTGCTTGAGAACGTCAAGAACCTTGTCAGCAAGAAGTTCAAGGCGGACTTCGATAAATGGCTCGATTTTCTCGCCGAACTTGGATACACGAACTATTGGAAAGTGTTGAATGCCAAGGACTACGGCATTCCGCAGAACCGAGAACGGGTTTTCTGCGTATCTATCAGGGGTGAGCACAAGCCTTTTGTGTTTCCAAAACCCAAAGAATTGACTATTCGTTTGCGAGATATGATTGATGAAATGGTTGAAGAGAAGTTCTATCTCAAGGAAAACACGATACGAAGCATTCTACGTTCAACTTTTAACAGTCGAAGAGACAGCATTCGCCCCGGTGACGGGCTCGCGAATACACTTCTTGCAAGAGATTGGCGCGGACCGCAATGTGTTCAAGTCGGAGAAGTGGTAGGCGAGAAATGGGATAAGATGCACGATATCAGCAAGCGTGTGTATGAACCTGATGGTATCGCTCCGACCGTGCATTGTCAGCAGGGCGGCAACACCGAACTGAAAATAGCCGAAGACTTCGTGCTTGGTGGCTTGCAAAAACACCAAACACCGAGAACGGACGGCATTAGTCCAACGCTCACCGAGGCGATGGGCAAAGGCGGAGGTCAAACTCCTATCATTATCGACACGGCCGAGCCGAAAGAACGCTTTTACAAGCAAGCGTTCGAAACCCTGAAAGAAAACGAGTGCAAAGTAGGAGATACTATAGACGCTTTCAATAAGAAAGTAAACAAGAGCGGAGTGTGTCCGACTCTTACTACTCGACCGGAAGGGTTCAAGACAGCAATTCTTCCCGTGGTAGGGGCGATGCGCGGAAGAAACCCCGAAGATCCGTCTGACAGAACGGCGGGAGTTCCGACCGAACAAAGACTTGAAATCAACGAAAAAGGTCTTTGCAATGCTTTGACTACGGTTCAAAAGGACAATCTCGTGATTGAAGAAGACAAAACGGACTATGTAAGCCGAAGATATAACGAATTTATCGAAGAAAAAGGGTATGTCCCGGAGATGTTTGTTGCTTATAACAAGACCGAGATAAAGGATGTTGCCCCAACGCTCACAGGGCAATGCAGCTCTCCGTCCGGAAGTTCTGCTGTGTTAAAACTCGAAACTCCTGTCAAGGTGAATGTGGCAAACAAGAAAGGCTACGAAGAAGCCAACCCCGGCGATTATGTCAACATTACATATCCCGGTAGCAAGACCAAGCGCGGTCGAGTGGGTAACGGAGTGGCGCATACCTTAACTTGCGGTGACGGAAATGCGGTGATCACCGAGAATGTGAGAATCCGCAAGCTCACACCGAGAGAGTGTCTTCGCCTTATGGGGTGGAAAGACGAACAGATAGACAAAATCGTTGCGGCAAAGATAAGCGGAACGCAGCAATACAGGCAAGCGGGCAACGGAATAGTGGTTCAAGTCTTGGAGTCAATCTTCAAGGCTTTATTTTTAGGCGAAATCGAGTAATGGAGTATATAGCAAGCATTAGTTACGGCAAGGACAGCCTTGCAATGCTCGAAGTCATACACAGATACAGTCTTCCGCTCGATAGAATTGTCCACGTGGAGATAATGGCAACGGATACGATACACGCGGATCTTCCGCCAATGGTTGCTTTCAAAGAAAAAGCAGACAAAATCATCTATGAAAAGTATGGAATCCGAGTTGAGCATATTTCATCGCCAAAGTCCTACGAAGACTACTTTTATTCTGTAAGTAACGGGGAAAAGAGTCTATATGCGGGGAAAATATATGGTTTTCCAATGCAAAAGGGGAATTGGTGTACGGGACGGCTAAAACAGTCCGTGCTTCAAAAGGTGCAGAGAAATGCGATTGTGTATATCGGAATAGCAATAGACGAACCCAAACGATTTCATAACCTGACCGAATCGAAAAGAAGTCCGCTCGTGGAATACGGGTGGACGGAAAAGATGTGTCGAGAGTGGTGTGAGGAGAACGGACTATTAAGTCCGACCTACGAAACATCGCTTCGTGGCGGGTGTTGGTTTTGCCATAACCAATCCACGGCACAACTACGATTGCTCCGAAAGCAGTATCCGAAACTGTGGGCGAAATTATTGGAATGGGACTTGGACAGCCCGATTTCATTCAAGGGGAACGGACGCACGGTTCACGACTATGAGCGAAGATTTCAATTAGAAGAACAAGCAAAAGTCCCAATGGATAGAACTTTCCGTTGGGGAATGATGGAGGACAAATCAATGATTAAACATATCTACACGGCAGAGTCGGTGACTTGCGGTCACCCCGACAAACTTGCAGACCTTATTGCGGACAGCATTCTCGATGCGTGTCTGGAACAGGACGAAAACAGCAGAGTGGCTTGCGAAGTAATGCTTGCCCATAACAAGTGCTTTATTGCCGGGGAGATCACAACCAAGGCGAAAGTCGACTACGAATACATTGCAAGGTGTGTTATTGCCGAAGTCGGCTACGATGCAAACGACATCGAATACGAAGTCCGCATTCATAAGCAGAGCGCGGATATTGCGGGAGCAGTCGGCAAGAAAGAACAGGGTGCAGGAGACCAAGGCATCGTCTACGGCTATGCGTCAAGCGAAACCTTAAACTATATGCCGCTCCCGGTTGAACTCGCTCACCGATTGACCGATAGACTCACCGAGTGTCGCGTTAATGGTGTTATAGCGGGACTTTTACCCGATGGAAAGAGTCAGGTATCGGTCGAGTATGACGGGGACAGGTTCTCTCGAATCGTGTCCATTGTCGTGTCGGCACAGCACCGAGAAGATAAACCGCTCGATGAACTGACGGCAGAGATTAAGGAAAAAGTGATTGCTCCCGTTTTTGCGGAGTACGACATCTCCAAGACTGAAATCCTTGTCAATCCGTCAGGTCGATTCGTAATCGGCGGGTTCGTTGCGGATACGGGACTAACCGGGCGAAAACTTATGGTGGATACCTATGGCGGCATCGCTCATAATGGCGGTGGAGCGATGAGCGGAAAGGACGCAAGCAAGGTGGATAGAAGCGGCGCATATCTCGCAAGATACATTGCAAAGAACGTCGTTGCATCGAAACTTGCGGAGAAGTGCGAAGTTGCACTTTCCTATGCTATCGGTGTTCCTAAACCGACAAGTATTGACGTCAATACATTCTACACGGGGACGGTCAGCGAAGTTCTTATCAAGAAAGCAATCGAAAAGGTCTTTGACCTTTCGGTAGCGGGAACGATTGAGAAACTCGACCTTAAGAAACCCGTGTATGCACAGACGGCAGTAGGCGGACATTTCGGGAAGGACTTCCTTGCTTGGGAACTCGTAGATAAAGCGGAGGAAATCAGCAATGCCGTCAACAAGGGATAAGCTCATCACGGACAATATGCGACTCGTCTACCATATGTACGGAAAAATCGGTGATGGTCCCATAAAGGAAAACTACAAGGAAGACATCATCTCCGAGGGAATGCTCGGACTGTGCAAGGCGGCGGACACCTTTGACGAAAGTAGGGGTGTCCGATTCAGTACATACGCGGCTATGTGCATACGGAACGCAATGCTGATGTTTATCCGAAAAACGAGCAAACACTATCCGCACGAAGTATCGTTGAACATGGTAATAGGCAGGGACGCCGAAGACAGCGTACTTACTCTTGCCGACGTCATAGAAGACGAAAGCCAGAGCGAAGACGAAATCATCACTCGAATTATGCTAAAAGAGTTCGAGGAAAAACAAACTCCGAAAGACCGAAGAATACTTCGAGAGATACGTCAAGGAAAGAAACAAAGAGAAATCGGTGAAATTGTGGGAATGAGTCAAGCACAGGTTTCAAGGCGAATTCGCAAAATGCGGGAAAAGTTTCGAAATTGACAAATTATATGCTGGACTTTCGATTGCCTTTACGGTATTTTGTTTGACTTGATAGGAGGTGACAACTATGAACAAACCAAGGGTTGAAATCCATAGTCAAGGTCCGGAAGGGAACATTTACTTCATTATCGGAAAAGCAAGGGACGCACTCCGCAAGGCGAGACGAATCAGCGACTACAACGATATGTGGGAGAGGGTGCAAAACTGCGGAAGTTACACGACGGCGCTTGCCGAAATCCGCAAAACGGTAGACCTTATCGACCTTGACGGAGCGTTCTAAAAGTCCATAAAAATAATCGCAAAATTCTTTGTTAATTCTTTGTGTTTCGGCGCGTTTTCGCTGGGCTCTTTCAAACCTTTACGGTATTGTTGTGTTACAAAACAGGGGTGCGGAAAGCACACCAAAAAAGGAGAACACACAGTATGAAAAACCAAAAATTCGGAGTCGAAATCGAGCTCACGGGCATCACGAGAAGAGACGCGGCAAAAGTCATCGCTGACTACTTCGGAACAACGTCAACCTATGAAGGCACAGGGTACAATAAATACTCGGTGCGCGATAGAGACGGCAGAAAATGGACGGCGATGTACGACAGCAGCATCGATGCAAGAGACAAAAACGACAACCGCTTGAGCGATGAATACAAATGCGAACTCGTAACACCGATACTCGGATGGGATGACATCGAAACCCTACAAGAGATCGTGAGACTGCTCCGCAAGAACGGAGCGATAGCGAACGCAAGCTGCGGAATCCACGTACACGTAGATGCAACGAATCACACGGCAAAGACGCTACGAAACCTTGTAAACATCATGACGGCGAAAGAAGACATACTCTTCAAAGCCTTGGGAGTAAGCCAAAATCGCGCGGACAGATGGTGCAAGAAAACGGAAGAGGGGTTCGTAGCAAACCTGAACCGCAGAAAACCGACAACCGAATCCGGCATCGAAAGATTATGGTATAACGGAGCATCGAGAAGAACAACCCACTACGATATCAGTCGCTACCACGCACTCAACCTGCATAGCCTATGGCAAGGCAAAGGCATAGAGTTCAGATGCTTCAACGGAACAACCCACGCAGGTAAGATAAAGACCTACATACAACTGTGCCTTGCAATCAGTCACCAAGCACTGACCCAAAACGCGGCAAGCGCAAGAAAGACAGCAAGCACAAACGAAAAATACACCATGCGGACTTGGCTACTCCGTATGGGAATGATAGGCGATGAGTTCAAAACGGCAAGACAGTTCCTACTCGAAAGCCTTGACGGAGACATCGCCTTCAAGAACGGAAGACCTAACAGGGTGGCCGCATAAGCCACCCTATGAAATACAAGGAGATAAAATCTATGAAAAAAAGACTTTATGTGGCTTATGGCAGCAACCTTAACCTACGGCAAATGGCTCGTAGGTGTCCGACCGCCAAAGTGTTCGGTATCGGTACGATAAAGGACTATCAACTGACATTCCGATGTGTGGCAACAATAGAGCCAGAGATCGGCAAGGAAGTACCCGTCGGAGTATGGGAAATACAACCGAGAGACGAGGCCGCACTCGACAGATACGAAGGGTATCCGAACCTTTATCGCAAGGAAGACATCCAAGTGACGATGTCGGACGGGACGGAAGTCACCGCAATGGTGTACATTATGAACCGAGGCTTGCCCGATTACCCCAACGCATCGTACTACAGGACGATAGAAGAAGGGTATCACGACTGCGGACTTGATCCACAACACCTAAAAGGAGCCTTGGAAGATACGGAAATGCGGAAAAAGAAACAATAAAGATAATATACTGTGTGTTCGAGAAGAGAGATAGAGATGTCTCTCTTCTTGTCGTTTATGGAGGTTGAATGGGAGAGAGTAAGATAATTACAAAACCAAACGGCGAACTATTCAACCCTGACCTTGCACAAAGGGCAATCACATTTATCAATATGCTCAAGCACACCAAAGGGGAATGGCACGGCAAAAACTTCGATTTGTTGCCGTGGCAAACTCAAATCATATCGGATGTATTCGGGACCGTAAAGCCAAACGGATACCGACAATACAACACAGCCTATGTGGAAATACCGAAGAAACAAGGCAAATCCGAGCTCGCCGCCGCTGTCGCTCTTTATCTCCTTGCGGGTGACGGCGAGTGGGGTGCTGAAGTATATGGCTGTGCAGCCGACAGACAACAGGCATCGATTGTGTTTGATGTTGCTTGCCAGATGGTAGAGCAATGCCCAGCATTGAAAAAGAGAATCAAGCCAATCATCTCACAAAAGCGGCTTGTATATTTGCCGCTGAACTCCTTCTATCAGGTGCTTTCGGCAGAGTCCTATACCAAGCACGGACTCAACGTTCACGGAGTCATATTCGATGAGCTACACGCACAGCCGAACAGGGCTTTATACGACGTAATGCTACACGGCTCCGGTGACGCACGAAAGCAACCGCTTTTCTTTTTGATAACGACAGCCGGGACTGATCGCAACTCGATATGTTGGGAAGTCCATTCCAAAGCCAAAGACATCATAGAAGGACGAAAGTACGACAAATCGTTCTATCCTGTCATATACGGAGCGGAAGACGATGACGATTGGGGAGATGAAAATGTGTGGTATAAAGCCAACCCGTCTCTTGGTGTCACGGTCGATATAGATAAACTGAAAACGGCATTTAACTCGGCAAAAGAGAACCCTGCGGAAGAGAACTTGTTCAGGCAACTGCGACTCAATCAATGGGTAAAGCAGAACGTGCGGTGGATGCCGATGGACGCTTGGGATAAATGCGATTTTGCGGTAAATGCGGAGAAACTTCTCGGCAGAGAGTGCTACGGCGGACTTGACCTTTCGTCAAGCACCGACATAACGGCATTTGTGTTGGTATTCCCACCGACAGCCGATGACGATAAATACAGCATTCTTCCGTACTTTTGGATACCAGAAGACACGATAGATTTGCGAGTAAGACGCGACCACGTTCCATACGATACTTGGCTCGGTCGTGGACAGGTAATCGCCACGGAAGGCAACGTCATTCACTACGGATACATTGAGAACTTCATCGAAGACCTCGGCACGAAATACCACATCAAAGAGATCGCGTTCGATAGGTGGGGAGCGGTGCAGATGGTTCAAAATTTGGAAGGAATGGGGTTCACGGTCGTGCCGTTCGGTCAGGGTTTTAAGGACATGAGTCCGCCGACAAAGGAACTGATGAAACTCGTGTTGGAGCAGAAGATAGCGCACGGAGGGAATGTTCCGCTCCGATGGATGATGGATAACGTGTATGTCCGCACCGACCCGGCAGGAAACATCAAGATGGATAAAGAAAAGTCCACCGAACGAATAGACGGAGCGGTGGCAACGGTTATGGCGCTTGACCGAGCAATCCGAAACGAAGGCTCGACCGATAGTGTATATAACGAACGCGGAATTATCGTGATTTAGGGTGAAAAGGCTTGAAAAAAACTAAAAGATTTGATATAATGACAGCGTAGAAGAAGACTTGTTCGCAAAGAATGAAGAAATTTTGCAAGGTTAAACGAGATACATCCAATACATTACGGATTCATTTGGGCGTTTCTTCTTTGAAAGTCAAGTAATCCTTTTAACTATCGGTAACTGTTGAAATTCTCGTTAAGTTATCGAGAAAGTGGGAGAGAGGCCATAGGTGCCTCCGAAATTGTTAAATGCATTACACCATACAAACAAGGGCAATTAAAAGATTGCTTTGTTTTGTTGTGTGTAGTGCCATAGATTTGAACCCAAGCCACTTACACACAGCAGTGTATGTGGCTTTTATTATGGGTTCAAAAGGAGGTGCTACACATGAGCAAGGGACGCGGAGTATCTGGTTATACCCACAGCCAAAGACAACTTGATGATTATGCCAATCAGCATAATCCTAACAATTCTGCTTACTGGGCAAACCAAGACAATCACGCTAACCAGTGCAATCCCAATAACGATGAGTATTGGCATAGCCGTGGTGACAGTGATGATGACGATGAAGACTAACTAAAAGAAAGAACCGTTTGAAGCAATTCAAGCGGTTTTTTCATACCCAAAATAGGAGGAATGAATGAAAATAGAGAGAAGAAAGGTGGACGAACTCAAAGCCGCCGAGTACAATCCTCGTAAGGACTTGCGACCGGGCGATGCCGAATACGAGAAGCTCAAACGAAGTATTCAAGAGTTCGGATATGTCGAACCCGTTATATGGAACAAGCGAACGGGAACGGTTGTCGGCGGTCACCAAAGACTAAAGGTAATGAAAGACCTTGGCTATGAAGAGGTCGACTGCGTGGTGGTTGACCTTGACGAAAAAAAGGAAAAGGCACTCAACATCGCATTAAACAAAATCAGCGGCGAGTGGGATAACGACCTATTGGCAAACCTTTTGAAAGACCTTGACGGGAGCGGTTATGATATCACTCTCACGGGTTTTGACCTTGCCGAAGCACAGGAACTGTTTGGTAGCGGCAGTATGGAGAATGTCCACGAAGACGATTTCGATACCGAAACAGCCATCGAAGAGATTGCCGAGCCCAAAACCAAACGCGGTGACCTATGGATACTTGGACAGCACCGACTGCTTTGTGGCGATTGCACCCAAAAGGAAGATGTGGCAAAGGTCTTGGAAGACAAGTATGCCGATGTTATGGTAACCGATCCGCCGTATAATGTGGACTACGGCGGAACGATAAACGGGAAAGACAGAAACATTGCCAACGATAACCTCTCGGATGATGATTTCTATCAGTTCCTTTTGAGTTTTTACAAGGCAGCGGAAGCAAACCTGAAAAAAGGTGCGCCAGTGTATGTGTTCCACAGCACGAAAGAATCTGTAAACTTCATCAAGGCAATGGTGAATGCGGGTTTCAAATACGCGCAAACGCTTGTGTGGTACAAGAACCACTTTACACTTGGTAGACAGGACTATCAGTGGATACACGAACCTATCCTATACGGATGGAAAGAGGGCGCCGGGCATTATTTCATCAACGACAGAACGCTCTCAACGGTCTATGAAGACGTAAGGTTGAATGCAAGGAAGATGAGCAAAGCCGACCTTGTGGACTTTATCGATAAACTGTTCGAGCAACCGACTTCGGTCATTCTCGACAACAAGCCGTCCAAGTCCGCCGATCATCCGACAATGAAGCCGATAACCCTTTGTGCCAAACTCATCTACAACAGCAGCCACGAAGGGGATATCGTGCTTGAACCGTTCGGCGGTAGCGGTTCGACCTTGGTGGCGGCGGAACAACTGAATCGCAAATGCTGTGCCATAGAGCTCGAACCGAAGTATTGCGATGTCATTGTCAGACGATACAAGGAACTCTGCCCGGCGGTAGCGGTCAAGCATGTCCGTGACGGTGTCGAAATCTACGATTAAATGATAATTCTTTTGTTTTGGGGCATTTTCGTCTGGACTTTCCTCGGCGAACGCGCTATTGTTTGTGATACCAAATAAAAGGTGGAACAATCAATGAGTTTAATCGAGAAAATCTATGACGGACAGAACATCGGGCGAGATGCCTACAAAGCCTTGTCCTCGTCCAAAAGAGAAGAAAGGCTGTATGCCAAACTGAAAGAAAGCCTATCCGAAGAGCAGATGACACTCCTTAACGAGTTTATGGAAGAAGTCATCGAACGAATGGGAAACGAACAGCAAAGGGCATATAGACTCGGCTTCCAAACGGGTATGAAGATAACCATTGAAGTGTACGACCAAAAAACGGAGGAAGACTAATGGCAAGCATATTGGGATTTACCTTAAAAGGTATAAGAACCTTTCGAGGAAGGGACTGGGACGGAGTTCAAGGCAGCATCTATTATAAAGGCAAGAAAGTCGGATGGTATAACGACAGCGGTGACGGCGGGGCGGCGGACATCGACTTCGATGGAACAATCGAAGAAAGAAGAAAAATGGACGAACTACTCAAAGCCGCTGCGGTCGAATATTACAAGAGATATCCGATGACGGACATTTATGCGAATCTTCCGATAGATTCCGAACTTTTTATGTCGGCACTGGTGGGAATCATCGATGACGAAAAGGAATACAAAAAGGCGGTGAAAGGTGGATATACGAAACTCATTGTGTACACCGATCCTAAAACGCGGTTTCAGATGCTTGCCAAGTTCCCGACAACGGAGAGTATGGAAAAGTACATTGCGGAAAAGGGCATAACGGTAGAGAGAAAGTACGAGAAAATCGAAGATTTTACCATCGAATAAAGGGCAAAAAAAAAGCCCTTTTTTCTTTGTTAATTCTTTGTGTTTTAGCGTGTTTTCGCTGGGCTCTTTCGGTTGTTTACGGTATATTGTAGGTACAAAAACAAAGCAAGGGCAACAGCCGAAAGGAGCATAAAAATGGAAACGAAAAAGGAAATCCGCAACTACTGCAAAAACAAACTCAACGCACTGGTGAGAGACCATAACCACTACAACAAAGTGAGATACACGGACGCGGTCAAAGACTACAGAACGGCAATCGAAGTCCTTATCGACTACGCGAAAAGAAACGGCATCAAACTCGGATACACGATGGACGAAAACGGATACATCACGGTGGCATAAGGAGGGCAGAACAATGGCAAAACAAAAGGATATCTTCAGAACACTCAAATACTACAGCCACGGCTTCCACACCCACGCAACCGAAGAAGAGAACAAGGCATACGATGCCAAGGTCGAAGAACTCAAAGCAACGATACTCGCCGATGTAGAACACGCTCCCGAAATCATAGCAGACGAGTTCGCCAAGCATCAGGCAAAGATGTATCGCGCCCAGATGCAAGGACAATATGCCGAGCTGATATGCAATGCCGAATGGAAAGCAATCGACAATACGCTAATGGCACTTATCGATAGCAAACCGCTAAAAAAGGACTAAAAACGACCGAAAAAGACAAAAAATCCGACCGTCCGACAGGGCGGGTTAGTCTTTGTTTTTGTTTGTTAATTCTTTGTGTTTTCACGCGTTTTCGCTGGGCTCTTTCGATTGTTTACGGTATATTGTAGGTACAAAAACAAAGGAGCAAAACAATGAAAAAACAACTCATCGAAATCGCAAAAAAGAACTCATACAGCATCGAAGAAAGAGGTGACCTCGAAACCCGAAACAGCGACAGCGAAGACTTCATCGAAATGAGTGTGTGGAGCATAAAGGCAATGCTCGAAGAAGCCTACGAACTCGGCAGGAAAGCCGCCAAAACGAACAAATAAGGGGTGGCAGAGATGAAAGCAACAATCGTGAGAAAGGTAGCAAACATAAAGGACTGGCACGATGCGGTAGCCGAATACAAATACATGCACGGCAAGGAAATGCCGAAAGCGGAAGTCAAGGTGGAGAAAACAATCCACCTGACCGCAGCCGAGTTCGACAAGGTAGCGAACGATCTATTCGAAGACTGCAAATGGGTGCAGGAAAACAAGGATCTAATGAGGATAGACGAAGACGGGGTGTGGCACATGATAGCACTCCAATGCAAGGATAGAAACTACAAAATCCTAATCAACAGCGAAGGGTTCTCCTATCCGAGATACACCGCAATCGTATAACATAGAAAATAACCAAGCAAGGACACCGCCAAAACAAAGGCGGTGTTCGGCATTTATGGAGGTAAAATGGGAATATTCGGACGGAGCAGAGACGCTCCCAGAAAAGAGAAACGAACCGCACCGTCAAAGGAAATGCAAGAGTTCATCAGGGGTGTAGATGTCGACTTTATCGGCAACAGCAACAGTGGCATCAATGTGGACGAAATGCGGGCGATGCAAACTTCCGCCGTTTATGCTTGCGTGAAGATCTTGGCGGAGACAATAGCGAGTTTACCGCTACACCTATTTAAGAAAGGAAAAGGCGGTAAGAATGAAATGGCGGAGCAACATCCGCTTTTTTCTTGCCTTTATGAGTTCCCGAACGAAGAGATGACGAGTTTTGAGTTCAGGGAAACGATGATGACTTCGCTCCTTTTGTGGGGAAACGCATACGCAAGAATCATCCGAAAACAAGGTCATACGACCGAACTGTGGTACTTAAAGCCGAATCAAATGGTAGTGGAACGCGACAGCACCACGGGCAAGATTAAGTACACCTATTCGGACGAAATAACCAACAAAACCTATGTCTATCGCCCTGACCAAATCTTCCACATCAAAGCTATGTCCATAGACGGAGTGAAAGGCTTGAGCCCCATAGCGCAAGCAAGAGAAGCTGTCGGACTCGCCTTGGCAACGGAAGAGTATGGAGCAAAGTTCTTCGGTAACGGAGCAAGACCGGGCGGTGTGTTGGAACACCCCGGCACGCTCAAAGATCCCGAAAAACTCCGACAGTCTTGGAATCAGGTGTATCAGGGAACACGGAACAGTCATAAGGTGGCGGTGCTTGAAGAAGGAATGAAGTACCATACCATCGGCATCGCGCCCGAAGACGCGCAGTTCTTGGAGACGAGAAAGTACCAAGTGAACGAGATATGCCGAATTTTCCGTGTTCCGCCACATCTTGTCGGAGACCTTGAAAGGGCAACCTTTTCCAATATAGAACATCAATCCATAGAGTTTGTTCAGCACACCATACGGCCGTGGCTTGTAAGGTGGGAGCAAGAGATAAGCCGTTCACTCCTTGATGAGAAAGAACGGCTTTTGTATTTCGCCAAGTTCAATGTGGACGGACTATTGCGTGGTGACTACAAATCCCGAATGGAAGGCTATTCCATAGGACGGCAAAACGGGTGGTTGTCTATCAATGATATAAGGCGGCTTGAAGATATGAGTCTTGTCCCGGCAGAACAGGGCGGTGACGATTACCTCGTCAACGGCTCGATGATGTCGGCACAGGTCGGACAGCAGAACAAACAAAACAATCCAGACGAAGGAGGTAGCGATGGAGAAGAAAACGAACAAAAAGGAACTCCGAATGCTCCCGCTAAAGGAAATAAGAATAAACGAAAGTGACGGCGGAACGTGTATCGAAGGACATGCCGCCGTTTTCGATTCGTGGTCTGAAACCTTGGGCGGCATTTTCCCGTTCAAAGAGAAAGTGCGTAAGGGCGCATTTGCGGAGAGCATCGGCAGGGACGATATCCGTGCGCTGTTTAATCACGATCCAAACTATGTACTCGGCAGAAACAGAGCGGGAACGCTTGAACTCGTAGAAGACGATGTAGGACTCCGTGTCCGCATTACTCCGCCGGATACGAGTTGGGCAAGGGACATCACCACGAGTATCCGCCGTGGGGACATTTCGCAGATGTCAATCGGTTTCGTGGTGGAAGACGATGAATGGTCTTCACAAGACGGAATCGACACGAGAGAACTCAAGAAAGTTCGCTTGTTTGACGTCTCGCCCGTAACGTTTCCGGCATACACGGCAACCGATGTCGGTGTTCGTGCAATGCAAGAATATGACGTGTATAAGACCGAGCAACGTAAAGTAGCGGAAGAAACGGAAAACGCAGTTAAAAAGGCAAAACAGCAGGAAAAACTTAAGAACCTGCAAGCAAAATTCAAAATCATTTAATCGGAGGAAAACAGATGAATATGAAGAAAATTCTCGAAATGAAAGCAAAGAGAGAGGACGCAAGACTCAAGGCGATGGCGGTACTTAATAAGGCGGAAGCCGAAGACCGTTTCCTCTCCGAAGATGAACAGAAGGATATCGACAAGTACGAAGAGGAAATCCGTGCGTGGGACGAGAGTATCGGTAGAGCGGAGAAACTTCTTGCTATCGAACCCGAAGATCGTTCGACCGAGAAACCCGAAGTAAAACCGACTCCAGCCAAGGACAACGAAAAGAGATTCGCGTCTTTCGGTGAACAGCTCATGGCGGCATACAGAGCGGCAACACCGGGCGGCAAGGTAGACGAAAGACTCACCACGAGAGCGGCAAGCGGTCTTAACGAAAGCACTCCCTCGGACGGCGGTTTCCTTGTTCAGCAGGACTTTGTGACCGAACTCTTGAAGAGAACCTATGAGACGGGTATTCTCGCAAGCAAGGTTAAGAAGATTCCTATCAGCACCAACGCAAATGGAATGAAAATCAACGCCATTGACGAAGACAGCCGTGCGAATGGTTCTCGTTGGGGCGGTGTGCAGACCTACTGGGAAGGCGAAGCGGATGAGATCACCGCAAGCAAACCCAAGTTCAGACAGATGGAACTCTCGCTCAAGAAGCTCACGGGTCTTTGCTATGCGACCGATGAACTCTTGCAGGACGCAGCGGCACTCGAAGCCGTTATTCGTCAGGCATTCGCAGAAGAGTTCGGCTTCAAGATTGACGATGCCATCCTTTCGGGTAGCGGCGAAGGCGAACCGCTTGGTATTTTGAACAGCGGCGCAATCGTGACCGTGGCGAAAGAAGCAAGCCAGACGGATATCATTACCGTGGAGAACCTCATCAAGATGTGGAACAGGCTTTGGTCTCGTTCCAGAGCGAACGCGGTGTGGTATATCAACCAAGAACTTGAACCTTACCTTTACACGCTCAAAATCGGAGATAAACCCGTGTATATCCCGGCAGGCGGTCTTTCCGAGAAACCCTACGGCACGCTCTTCGGCAGACCTGTTGTGCCTATCGAACAGTGTAGTGCCGCAGGCGAAGTTGGTGACATCATCCTTGCGGATATCGGTCAGTACCTTCTCATCGACAAAGGCGGTGTGAAGTCGGCAAGTTCCATTCACGTCAGATTCCTTTACGATGAGAACGTGTTCCGTTTCATCTACAGGGTTGATGGTAAACCTATCTGGACGAAACCGCTCACTCCTTACAAGGGAAGTGCGACTGTTTCGCCGTTCGTCACTCTTGCAAAGAGGGGCGCGTAAACCAAAATACATTAGGGAGGTATGAGTATGATTACTCTTCAAGAAGCCAAAGAGTTTTTGAGAGTTGACGGCGATGATGAGGAAAATCTCATAGCCTCGCTGATTGTGGCTGCACAGGAATTGACGGAAGATGTGCTTCGAAGACCGCTTGCGGAACTTGAACCTCTTCCCGAAACTGTGCGGCAAGCAATGCTTATAGTTGTAGCCACGCTTTACGAAGAAAGGCAAATCTCAAAGGATAAGACGGGTATCGACATATCCGAAACCCTTGACCTTGTCAGACGAATGCTGTTCGCCTACAGGAAAGAGAGGTTCTGATGGACATTGGCAAGCTCAACCGAAAGGTGGAAATCCTGACCTTTGTGTGGGAGAGAGACGATTGCGGCGGGCAAGAAGGCAAGTGGGTGACTATGGGCATCAGATGGGCGAGAATCGAGCCTGTGAGCGGTACGGAGTATTTCACTTCGCAACAAGTTTCAGCGGAAACTGTGGTGAAGATAACGCTCCGATATACAACCGATGTGACCGTTCTAAATCGGGTCCGATACGGGAACTCGTTATACGAAATAATCGGAGTATCGGACGATAAAACGGGGCATAAAGCCACAATACTCAATTGCAAGGAGATCGTGAACGATGGGCTACAGCGCAAAGCAACGCAAGGTTAAAACGAAAGTAGAAGGCGCAGACAAACTCGTGAAAGATATCCGAGCAATGGAAGATGCGGCATCATCGGTGCTTATGACGGGAGCAAAGGCAGGCGGTAAGATTGCGCTTGACGATGCAAGACGGAATTGCCCGGTGGATACGGGAACGCTGAAAGCAAGCCTGAAACTCAACGAAGGCAAAGCAACGGAAACGAAAGCGACCGTGTCGGTGGACTATGACAAGTCGCTCCGATACGGCACATTCGTGGAACTCGGTGCAAGGGGAAGACCCGCCAATCCGTTTCTGCGAAATGCCGTGGATGGGAACATCGACAAGATAAACGATGAGATCGTGAAAGCAATCTCGAACGCGGTGGGGAGAAAACTATGATGGACATCTGCCAAGCAATATATGCGTATTTAAACGAAAACGAACAGATAAGAGAATGTGTGGGGAATAAAATATTCCCCATAATGCTCCCCGAAAACGCGCCACTCCCGGCAATCGTTTATTCTCCCGTGCTTGCCAACTACGATTCGGCTTTGCAAGGCGATACGGGGTTTGTCAGGCAAACGATACAGTTCGTGTGTCACGACAGGACATTCAAAAAAGCAAGAGAATTGTCAAGATTGGTAAAGCGTGCCTTTCAAGACTTTCACGGAAATATGTGCGGCTTAGAAATCCAAGCCGTTTTCATTAAAACGGACTACGAGTACAACGGGAACACCGCGTTGAAGTTCAATACGGAAGAGTACCTGTCGAGCATCGAGTTCGAGTTTTATTACAACGAAAAATAGGAGGACGAAAATGGCGGTAGCAGGTAAAAACGGAAAAGTGATTATCGGTGAGAGCGGAAATCAAAAGGTAGCCGCAATCAAGAACTGGTCGCTTGAACTGTCGCTCGAAACTTTGGAAACGACCGCTCTCGGTGATGATTGGAAGAACTACATCACGGGTCTTAAAGAGTGGACGGCGAGTTCGGAAGGCGATTATTCAGTCCCGACCGACACGCAAGGACAGGCAGCACTGCAAGATGCATATCTCGCAGGCACGACCGTAACCGTAAAACTGTATGTGGACGGAACGAACTACTATCAGGGAACGGCATACATCAGCAGCTTGTCAATCGAAGACCCGGTGGACGATGTGGTCAGCATCAGCCTTGAACTCACGGGTACGGGCGAATTGAGTTTTCATAAAGGAGAGTAAGAATGAAGAACGGAGTAACCATCAATCTGGATAAACCCAGAACATTGAGATATGGCATCAATGCGCTCGTCAAGGTAGAAGACCTTACGGGCAAAAGCATTACAGCCCTTGACCTTTCGCACGTGGGCATCAAAGACTTGCTCATTATCGTGTATGCGGGGCTTTGCCACGAAGACAAAACCCTTACACTCGAAAAGGTTGGTGACCTTATTGACGAGTATTCGAACATCACCGAGATCGCCGAAAAACTCGGTGAAGCCTTTACGCTTGCATTCGGCAAGGCGGAAGGTAAACAGGGGGAATAAGTGAGACTGCTTTTGACCTTTCCGAGTTTTGCGAAAAGGCAGTCGTGTTCTTTGACATAGACCCCATACAGATCGGCAATTACACTCCGTATGAAGTGATGCTGCTTGCAAAGCAAAAGCGAGAGCGGGAAACTCGACTGTTCGAGGATAACATCACTCTTGCGTGGCATACGGAAGCCTTTGCAAGGCAAAAGAAGTTGCCGATTCTTTCAAAGATACTGAAAGACGTAAGGAAGAAACCGAAGAAAACAAACTCGGCGGGTGATGCCGTACTCAAAGCAATGGCGGCAGAGCAAGGAATAATCATCAAATAGGGGGTGAGGACAGTTGGCGGTTATAAGAAACCTTGTGGTAAAGATAGCGGCGGACATATCCTCGCTCTCGAAAGGGTTAGATAATGCCCAAAAGAAGATACAAAAGGTGTCAGCAAGCCTGACGAAAGCGGGAACGAAACTCTCGGCAACCGTTACGGCTCCGCTTGTGGCACTCGGAACGAAGTCGGTCATGGTGTCGCAACAGTTCGAGCAGTCGATGGCAAACGCGGCATCTGTCGCAGGCGCTACAAGCGAAGAACTCGCAAGAATGACATCAATCGCCCGTGAAATGGGCGCGAAGACGGTTTTCTCGGCATCGGACGCGGCGGACGCTTTGTATTATATGGCGTCGGCAGGTTACAAGGTAGACCAGATGGCGGACTCTATCGAAGCGACACTTAACCTTGCATCGGCAACGCAGAGCGACTTGGCATTCACAACCGAAACTGTTATTTCGACCTTAAACCAGTTCGGCTTGGAAGCAAACCAAGCGGAGCGAGTGACCAATGTGTTTGCGGCGGCAATCGGTGACTCTATGGCATCGATGGATAAACTCGCAAACTCAATGGGATATGTCGGTCCTGTGGCAAACAGCCTTGGCTATACGATAGAAGAAACGGTCGGCGCACTGTCCGTGTTATACGATGCAGGCTATGACGGAAGTACGGCAGGAACTTCGCTTCGACAAGCATTTGTATCTCTTATGAACCCGTCAACGGCGGCACTCGGAATCTTTGAAGAACTCGGCATAGCCGTAGAAGACGTAAACCCGGCAACCAACGATTTCGCATCAATTCTTGATAGGTTAAGGGATGCGGGACTGGACACCTCGCAAGCAATGAAGATATTTGGAGCAAGGGGCGGTCCGGGTATGCTTGCTTTGATGTCGGCAGGCGGTGATGCCGTAAGGGGAATGACCAAAGCCATTACGGGAACGAACAAAGCGACCGACATGGCGGCAACGCAGCTCGATACTTTGCAAGGTCAATGGAAGATCCTGAAATCCGAGCTTGAAGAGATAGCGATCTCCTTTGGCGATGTGTTGATTCCGCTCATTCGGCAGTTTATAACGAAGTATATCTCGCCGCTGACGGCAAAGATTATGGGACTGTCTATGGGAACGCGAAAACAAATTGTAGTCATAGCACTGCTTGCGGCGGCAATCGGACCATTGCTTATCGTAATAGGGAAACTTGTCGGCAGTCTCGGCACAATCATTAAGGTGGCAAAAGTCCTATTCACGAAAGCGGGGCTCATCGGTTTAGCAATAGCGGCGGTAGTCGCTTTGCTCGTGTACCTATGGAAGACCAACGAAGACTTCCGCAATGCCGTAATCCGCATATGGGAGAAGATTAAGTCTGTCATTATAAGCGTAGCCAACGCTATAAAAGCGTGGTGGGACGAGAACGGAGAACGCATCAAAGCAGCAGCCGTGCAAGCCTTGAAAACGGTTTGGAAATGCGTGAAAGAGGTCTTCTCGAAAGTGCTTGCTATAGCCAAGAAAGTATGGCCACTCGTAAAGAAAATCGTACTTGATACAGTCAATGGAATCAAGACCTTTTGGCAGAAGTACGGCAAGCAGATACTCAAAGTCGTCTCGGACGTTTTCACCCGTCTTTGGACGATTATAAAAAGTGCGTTTGACGTTATAAGCAATGCGGTGCTGAAATTCCTAAACTATGTCGAACCGCTATGGGAGAAGATAAAGTCACTCTTTGCATCGCTTTGGGATACCATAGTTGAACTATATCAACTCCTAAAACCCGTGTTTGAGTTAATAGGCAAAGTAATCGAAGTGCTGTACGGAGTGGTAGTCGGAGTGGTCAACGGAATCATTGCTGCGCTCGGACCGTTTTTGAGCGCTGTCTTGGATGTGGCGAACGCTATCATCGAAGTAATCAAGTTCGTGTGCGCGATACTCAAAGGCGATTGGTCGGATGCGTGGACGCATATGCAGAACATTGCTACGAGTATTTGGAGCGCTATTAAGAATATCTTTCTCGGTATTTGGGAGTTTATTAAAGGCTTTGGACAAGGGTTCGTAGACTTCTTTCAAGGTATCGGTGTGAATGTGCTGGATATCTTCCGCAATATTTGGACGGGTATCAGCGGTTTTTTCACGAACATTTGGAATGGTATCTGCTCGGTATGCGGTTGGATATGGGATAAAATCACGGGCTTGTTTTCAAGCATCGGCGATTACTTCTCGAACCTTTTCAAAGAGGCATTCAACTGGGGTAAGAACCTGATACAAAATATCGGTGACGGCATAAAGAAAGCATGGAGTAAAGTCGTAGACGGAGTAAAATCGGTCGGACAGTCGATAAAAGACTTTCTCGGTTTCGGCTCGCCGACAAAGAAAGGTCCGGGACATACGGCAGACGAGTGGATACCGAACCTAATGAATATGATGGCAGACGGAATGTACGACAATACGCCTATGTTGCAGCAAGCGGCGGCACAGGTCGCGTCATCGCTGAACATCACCGCATCTGCAAACCGAGCGGTGGTAGGCGGGGGCAGTAGCCCTTACGGGGATATGGTCAACGGAATGCTCCAAGGGATAGCGGCGATCGGCAATAACGGTGGAGAAGAGCAAAAAGACATCGTGTTGGAGATTGACGGACAGCAGTTCGCAAGGCTTATTATGCCGAGACTGAATAAAGAATACAAGCGAAACGGCATTGCATTAAGGGAGGTGTAAGATGGCGGTATTTTTTAAGATAAACAGTAAGACGATAAAAGCGCCGACCGAACTCACTTGCACGACCGAAGTGTTGGATAAATCGGAAAGAACGATGGACGGCACAATGGTCGTGGACGTTATAGGGAGAAAGAGAAAGGTCGAAGTCGCGTGGAAATATCTCTCGAAAGAAGATATGGGACTCTTGACTGCCGAAACGAAAAGCGGCTCGTTCGTGACGATAGACTACAACGATCCCGAAACGGGGAAGTTGACGTCGATGACCGCTCGTCCGCAGGACTTGTCCTGTCAGCCACGATACGATTGGGTAAAAGGCAAGATAATGTGGGCAAGCGTCAGCGTTGCTTTTGTGGAGAGATAACCTATGGAATATACGGATAATCCACGAAAAATACTCGGCAGAGTGGACGTTATCTACTCGGATACTGAAATCAGTAAGGACATTCAAACAACGGAAAGCGGTAATTCGGCTATCAGCCACCCGGACGAAGTGTTCGGCGCATACCTTGTGCCGACAGTCAAAGGCTGTACGATGGACGGCAATGCGACAATGGACGGCTCCTTTCAGATGATGGACGATTCGGTCGTTCTCGGTTGGTGGAGCGGTTCGTTGTCGGGTAGTAACGGTGTTCTTGCGAATGCGCCGTGGATCGAGATATCGTTTGTCAAGCGTCCGATAATATCTTGGGTGGTATTGGGCGATGAAAAGCGGAATGAATACCCGGTCGACTTCATTTTGCAGTACAAACGAGACGGGAAGATTGTTCACTCGGATAGTGTGACCGTCAATAATCAGATACAGGTTCGATTGACTCCGCAGCTTGAAGACATTACATCCATCAGGCTGACGATAACAAAGTGGAGCAAGCCGAATGCCTGTGCGAAAATATTGAAGTTCTACGACCGAATGATGGAGCGGTACGAGGGCGATGCCATTGAAATGTTCGAAGTGTCCGAAGAGATGGGTGCGGCGGACGGAAACTACAACATAGTATCCGACACGATGACTGTCAACATCTTTAATAAGGACAGAAAGTTCGATAAAGGATATCTCCGTTCGCTCATGATACTCGACCGCAAACTGTTACCGAGCATAGGCATAGAAACGGACGGGGAAGTAAAATACCAACCGCTCGGCACATTCTATTCGGACGAGTGGCAGATAAACCAAGATTCGCAATGGGTAAAGTGTAGTGCGGTGGACAGACTAATGCGGCTGCAGAAAAAGACCTATGTCGGCTTTCCGCTGACGGAGAATGCGTCGCTGTACGATATAGCCACCGACATTCTCTTGAAAATAGGGGAAACGGCGGACACTATCGTCATCTCAAAAGACTTGCAATCGGTGGTTGTGCCGATGGCATTCCTGCCAAAGGGAACGGCTTGGGACGCATTGCAGGAAATCGCCAATGCGGGACTATGCAAAGTGTTTATAGACCGAGAAGATAAAATCAATGTTCGCTCGGAGAAAGAGCCGAAGACAACAACGGCGATAAGGATAGATAAAAGCAATATGTTTTCGTACTCATCGAGTGTTTCTCTGACCGAGTTTGCGAACCGTATTTCTGTGGAATACTGTGACGTATCCTTGTCGAACGATACGGTCGAAGCAGTATCGGTTGAACTCAATATAGAGCCGAACGCATCGCTTGAATTGACGCTCGATTATAATACCGAAGTTGCGTACCCTGCAATGGAAACGGATAACTTAAACGTGCTATTGACCGACTTCCAAGGCGGTGTCAATGCTTGCTCGGTCGTGGCAAAGAACAAAACGGCACAAAAGCAAAAGGCGGTGCTGACGGTTACGGGCAAGGCAATCGAGATAACGACCAAGTCTTTGACGATGCAAGACGATGACAGTGTTAGAAACAACGGAGTGACCGAGTATTCGCACCCGTCAAGCGATCTTGTACAAAACCATGCACAGGCGGAGTATATCGCAAGAATTTTGCTTGAAAGGATGCACGCAGGAGAAGGTGTCATAACTACGACTTGGCGAGGAAACCCGAAACTCAATCTCGGTGAAAAGTACGAGTCGGCGGATAGGTTCGGAGACAGTCAAGAACTCGTGTGCGAGTACAACAAGTTTACGTTTGACGGCGGATTGAAACAAGAGACGCGCGGAAGAACGATATAAGGAGGGTATGAATGGCAAATTGGAAAGAGCCAAAGAGCGATTACAAAGCGGAAGACCAAGTAACGCCGGATATCTTCAATACACTTGCGGAAAACGAAAAACACTTGAAAGAGATTTCTTGCAAGGTAGAAAAGAAAACAAAAAGCGGAACTACGACAACGATCTCCTCTATCGTTTTCGTAGAGCAATAGGATGCTGAAAGTAGTCAAAGGCGATGTCTTTGAGTTCGGGTTATCGTTTGAGAACGTTGCTACGGAACTCATAGAAAAGGTGGTGTTCGCATGCAAAGAACTTGGAATCGAAGAAGAGGCGGATAGAGAAGAGGATGAATTCCGCATTCGAATACCGGGTGAAGTGACAAAGGACTTCAAAACAGGTTTTTTGAAATACGACATCATCGCCACCTTAATAGACGAGCAAGAGGTAACGCTCGTGCATCGTCAAAAATTAGAAGTTTTGGAGAGGGTGGAAAATGGCGGATAAAAACTACTACGGTAATCTGGAACATATAAAAGTTACGCCCGGTATTACCGTAACCTACAACTACAACCGGCTAAAGAACAAGCCGTCCATCAACGGGAAATCGCTTGACGGAAAAATGACGGCGAGTGACTTAAACCTATTGTCAAACAACGTAACGGAATATGAAGAAATTAAGCTGGGAGTCGATAAACGCGACTCCTTTATTCTTGTCGTGGGAGAAAACGGCGAGACGAATAAAATAAAACTTGGCGAACTCGTCAAAGGGAAACTGCAGGCGGTTGACAAGATAACCGAAGATATCCCGGACGGCGATTTTGTATTCAAGAAAATGGAGGATAAATAACATGGCTCAAACTACAAACAAGTTCCAGATTATTCAAAAGGTCAGCGCAGAAGATACCGTACTTATCCATCCCGAAACGGAAGCGGAAGTAGTTAAGTATAAAGGTACAACGTCGGGTATTGCGGCGGAGAACGTACAAGGTGCAATCGATAAGGTCTACGAGCAAGTCAAAAACATTGAGAGTGGCGGTATCGTAACCGGGTTAAAGGGCGATAAGGAAACAACTTACAGAAAAGGCGATGTCAACCTTACTCCAGCCAACATCGGCGCTGAACCGAGCGGAGCGGTGAACGCTCACAATACGTCCGGAACGGCGCACTCGGATATTCGTACCGCCGTAACTAATGCGCAGAACAAAGCAAACAGTGCGTATTCGCTTGCGGAAGGTAGAGCAAAAGCGGTTTCGTTCGATACCATGGCTGCGATGACAACCGCATTGAAAGCGGCTACTAAAACCGACTACAAAGTGGGCGATAACATCTTTATCAAGGCTTTGGAGACGCCCGACTACTGGGTAAGCAAGGTTCTCGATAACAACACGGGTACTTACGGGTACTTTGAAATCAGCGCACTCGAAACACAAAAAGTTGACCTTGCCGCCTATCAGACGAAGACGGACAACACGCTTGCAACCACGGCAAAGACAGTAGTCGGTGCTATTGGCGAAGTAAAAACGACTGCGGATGCGGCGAAGAGTCAGGCAAATACCAATGTCACAGAGATTGCTAACATCAAGAACGGAGCAACCAAAGTTGGCTCAGCGACGAAAGCGGATAATGCAACCAAGGCAGATACGGCAACAAGTGCGACTTCGGCAGGTAAGTGGACTACGGCGAGAACACTCGGTGTAAGCGTCAATTCGGGTGTCAAGAAAGACGGCTCGACTGCTATCAACGGATCGGGAAGTCAGAGCGTGGACGGCTCTGCCGATAAGACGATAGCAGTCACTTTGGGTGATAGCGGTGTAGCCGCAGGCACTTATTCTGCCGTTCAGGTCAATGCCAAAGGCATTGCTGTCGCAGGTGGACAGATGATTGAAATCGGAACGAGCGGTCAGACCACTCCGAGTGCGTCTCTTGCAACGGGCGGACTTTTCTTTAAGGTAGTATAAGGGGGTATCGTGAATGGCTTACAGACCGAAAATTAAGAATGCCAACGGCACTCTTACCGATTTGCCGTTGGAAGCCGAAACGTCGGTAAAACTAAAAACCGCAAGGACAATCGGTTTGTCGGGAGTTACTGCAACGGCTAAAAGTTTTGACGGGAGCGGAAACGTTACGATTCCTGTCACGGAAGTCCCGGTATCGCTTTTGACGGGGTTACTTGAAAAAACATATCCCGTCGGAGCAATTTATATGTCCACGGTATATATCAGCCCGGCGTCAATCTTCGGAGGAACTTGGACAAGACTCTACGACAGATTCCTCGTGGGCGGAGGTTCTGACTATTCCATAGGAAGTACAGGCGGCGAAAAAGCACATAAATTAACGACTACGGAAATGCCTGCGCATACTCACTTTGCGAATAAATATAAAGACGGAATGAACTACATTGTGCATTACAGTTCTAATGAGACAACAGGCTTTAAAACTTCTGCGGGTAGTGGTGGGCATGGTGTGTTGCTTGCTGCACTTGAGAATACGGGTGGCGGTAATGAACACAACAATTTGCCTCCGTATTTAGCAGTGTATATGTGGAAAAGAACGGCTTAAGGAGGATAATATGGAAGTTTATAACAAAGAAAAAACACAAATTATATCGGATTATGACCTTTCAAAAGGACGCCTTGAGCGCGATGAACGTACGATTTATCATGAGGCAGTAAAGGAAGTGGTGGAACAATTTCATTATGAAGTGGTAAAGGAATACGAAAACGGTGGCAAGGACGTGGAAAAAGTGGTGGATGTCAAAGGAGTGCCGGGACGCGATGCCTACGAAGAAACGGAGGACATTTATGTTTTCATTCCATATACGGATGAAGAATTAAAGAAAAAAGAAGACGAAATTCTTTATTCCGAATTAAGCACTTGGTTCGATTGGTACGATATGCAGGTAAGTCAATATGAAAGATCCAAGAGATTGGAAATAGCCTTTGATAGAGACATCGCCACATTGGACGCAGAGGCGGTTCAAAAAGCGGAGCAAATGAGAGAAGTTAAGGATAGGTTGGGAATAGAGTAATATGGTAGCAATAATTATGAGTATATGTGCGAGCATCATCAGCGGAATGGTGCTCTTTTTCTTGCAAAGATTTTTCAAGAAAAAGCAAAAGGTAGATGAAGAGCGAGACAGAGCAAAAGCCAAAGAGAACATGCTGATACTAAAAAGTATAGATGCTGTGGGGAAACTGACGTATGCGGATGCGGTAGCCATTCGAGACGGGAAAACCAACGGCGAGATGAAAGAGGCGATGAAAGCCTATGCGGAAGTTAAGGATGAACTCTACGAGTATTTGCTCGAACAAAATTCCAAGAAATAAGGAGGGGAAGATAAATGGAACAATACTTGAATTTAATCAGCGTCCCGGCGATTGCTGCGGTCGTGTACTGGACAATCAATATCATTAAACACGCAGTCGGAGAGAACGAAAAGTTCAAGCGGTGTATTCCGCTTATTGCAACGGCGCTCGGAATCGTGTGTGGCATTATTTGTTTTTACGCTTTGCCGAGTATCATCCCCGCACCGAATATCGTGGTGGCAATCGTCATCGGTGGTGCGAGCGGACTGACGGCTACGGGAACGAACCAAATCATCAAGCAACTTGGCAAAAAGGACGATAAAGACGATGGAAAAACTAATAATTGAAAGCGTATTAAAAAGCCTTTTGAAAAGGGGACTAATCACTTCGTCAGAGAAGGAAAGAATTATCAAAAAAGTTTCAGAATAAAGCAGTTTTTGTCTGGACTTTTATAAGTGAGCACGGTATTGTTTGTCCTGCCCGATAAAAAGGGCGGGGCAAATTTTTTATCGCAGTTCAAATCCAGTCGGCAGAGCCGAAAAACGAACGAGAAAGGAGCGTGAGAAATGAATATTCAAGAGATACCTACAACAAGGAAGGAGAAACCACGGGTATGTGCGTATGTTCGTGTCAGCACCGATAGCGAAGCACAAGAAGATAGTTTCGCGTTCCAGTCCAACTACTGGCAAAGACGATTCGAAAGTGACGAGTCCGTAGAGTATATAGGATTATTCTCCGATGAGGGCATTGGCGGTGCATTTATGAAAAAGCGCGATGGACTCAAGAGAATGTTTCAAAAAGTGCGAAATGGTGAAATCGACAGAATATACACGAAGTCGGTTTCAAGATTCGCTCGGAACAAAGTCGAACTAATGGAAGTAGTCAGAGAGTTCCGAGATATAGGAGTGGAAATTATATTCGAGTCCGAAAACATACATACCCTTGACCCCAAATGCGGCTTAATCCTTACAGTGATGGCAAGTCTCGCCGAAGAGGAATTACTATCTATGAGCCAAAACCAAAAATGGGCTGCACGGAAACGATTCGCAAATGGGAGTGTGGAACTGGCACGAATACTTGGATATGACATGGTCGATGGAAAGTTAGTGATAAACGAGAAAGAAGCGGTCATAGTGCGAAGAATCTTTGAACTGTACCTGCAAGGCAACTCGTTTAGAACCATATGCCATATTCTCGAAAACGAAGGGTACACCCCAATGCATGGGGGACGATGGAGCAAATCGACAATAACGGGGATGTTACGAAATGAAAAATATTGCGGGGATAGTATTATGCAAAAATCATATAGCGTAATGAAAGTACAAAAATACAACTACGGAGAACTCCCCAAGTATTATATCCAAGACGATCACGAACCGATTGTGTCGCGTGAAGACTACCAAAAAGCACAGGAGATAATGATGGCACGTGGCAATAAATATAGACCAAGGGGGTCACCTACTGCATTATATCCGCTATCAGGAAAACTGATATGCGGAGAGTGCGGAACGAGTTTCAAAAGAAAAACTTCAGCACACGGAACTCCATATATGTGTATAAAATGGACATGTCGGAAAAAGGATGTTTATGGGGTAAAGGAATGCGCATCACATGACATCAAAGACGAAGTCGTTACAAGATTGCTGATTGAAGCCTACAACGAAAGCCTTGACGCGAATAATGATGTGAACGGCATAACGGAGCAAGAAGAGGTCTTGCGAAAACTTATTGCCAACGAGCAAGAACTGCGACAACTACGAGCGAAAGGTTATATCTCCGAAAGTAAATGCCGAGAAGAAACCGATAAAATACTTATAAAGATAAAAGAACAGGAAACTCTCATAAAAAATCTACGAATGAGAGATATGGTAAAAGGGAAATATAAGAAATCGGATGAGCTGACGGAACAAATGGCGGAGTTCCTTGTAAAGGCAACAGTAAAAGACTGGACGATTACATTCGAGTTCCAAAATGGATATAAGGCAACGAAAGAATATACAAACGGGAGGGCGGGAAATGTCAATGGAAAACTGTGCAAACACTAAACCCAAAATTACGATTATTCCAGCGAAAACAAGAGTCGAACGGCTTGACCCTATGTCGGTAGCGATGGGACAAAAGCCTAAAATACGAGTGGCTGCATATGCACGAGTGTCGACCGACCACGAAGAACAGGAGAGTAGTTACGAGGCACAGGTAGACCACTTCACCAAACTCATTGCAAGCCATGATGATTGGACGATGGTTGACATCTATGCCGACCCCGGCTTGAGTGGCAAGAATACCAAGCGAGTGCAGTTCAAACGAATGATAAAAGACTGCGAAGACGGGAAGATAGACCTAATAATTACAAAATCGGTCAGCCGATTCGCAAGAAACACACTCGATTGCGTACAGACGGCAAGAAAACTGAAAGCGGACGGCATCGGAATCATATTCGAGAAAGAAAACCTTGACACGCTACAAGAGCGAAGCGAGTTTGTCTTGACGATTATGGCAAGCCTTGCGGAAGAAGAAAGCCGGAGCATATCCAATAATATAAGGTGGAGCGTCAAGAAAAAATTCCAAGAGGGTAAGGTGATCCTTAACACGAAACACTTCCTTGGATATACGAGAGACAAGAAAGGAACGGTGCTTAAAATAGTGCCAGAAGAGGCAATAACGGTCAGAAGGATATATGCGGAGTTCCTTGACGGTAAAAGTCTGAAAGAAATCGCTGAAGGACTTGAGCGAGATGGTATAGCATCGCCGTCAGGCAGAGAAACATGGCATCCTTCCACGGTGAAGTCGATACTGCAAAATGAAAAGTACAAAGGCGATTGCCACCTGCAAAAAACGTACCTTCCAGACTTTCTATCCCCAAGGCGAATTAAAAACGAAGGATTCGCGCAGAGCTGGTATGTGGAAGATAGCCATGCGGCTATCATATCGAAAGAGACATTCGACATGGTACAGCAAGAGTTCCAAAACAGGCAGTCGCTACGAAGTACAGGTGAAACGGGATGCGGAAAGTTTTCAGGTAAATATCCGTTCAGCGGAATGATAGTATGCGGCGAATGCGGGGAAACCTACCGAAGACACCAACAGTACAACAAATATAAGAAGTACTACATATGGGTGTGCAAAAGACACGAAAACAATGGAGCGGAATACTGCAAGAGCCGACCTATCAAAGAAGAAGCCCTTGAGAAAGCGTTTGTAAGGGCGTTAAACGAACTTATAGGAGACAAGGAACGAATACTCGAAAAACTGCAAAGTGCGACCGTGAGCGAAATAACGGACTCCTGTGCGACAGCGATAAATGAAGTGAATGCCGAGATAGAAAAACTACAAGAGCAGATGATGGAACTGCTGATGAAAAGGAACAACGGAGAGATTACCGATAAAGAGTATGAACAGCAAAGCCAACAGGTCGGAATGAAAATAGACCAACTGCTTATGAGAAAAGAAGAGATACTGTCCGAGCAAGGAAAAGTCCAACTCGCATCTTACCGAATCGAAGAAGTGACCAAACTGCTACAGACAGGAAAGATACTTGAAGAGTTCGACCGAGTGATGTTCAAAAGCCTTGTAAGGAAAATCACTGTGCTGTCCAACAAGGAAATCGAAATCGAGTTCGAGTGCGGGATAACAGTAAGAGAAACTTTATAAGTAAACGACCGACTGCGTTCATAAGAGTGCGGTCGGTCATTTTTTCGTTGATTAAGGCAGAAGAAATCATACGCTCCTTATCGTGCAAAAATCCTTTTTGTGCAATCGTTAAAGGTTTGAGATTTTCCAAAGCGAGTAAAGAACAAATCCCTACGGCGATGAGCGAAGAAACAACAAAAAGGGTAAACTGCCACAAATACGGCAATTTACCCCTGTTTTACATAGAAAAAGACACACGCAACGGGGTTTTGTACGCTCCTTTTGCGTGTGTCTTGATGGTGTACCCGGGGGGAGTCGAAAGGAACGTCGTGACGCAATAG